GTTTTGGAATCTCAAGCTCGTTTACATCTTCTTGTATCATCCACAAGAAGATGTACATACTCGAAGGTTCTAACCCATCAGACGTGTTAACTCGACTTATGGAGTCATCAACTATCCAATGATCAAGGCTGTGATATCGTCTCCTATATGTGAGTTTTGGAATCTCAACACTGTTTACATGTTCTTGTATCATCCACAAGAACATGTACATACTCGAGTTCTTCCGCGTTGGATGCTTTACATCCTTCCAAGAAGCCGAGTGTAAAGCGTTCAGGGTTCTAATCCATCAGGCTTGTTATTGTATATTCTATCATGACAGACCTCTATCATGATATTAATCGCATATATCATGGATATTCATGAAAAGAAATAAGCATCGATAGAGTAGTAGCTAATACATCAATATACATACAAGAGATCGGGTTTCTGTATTAGCACATAGACTTGTTGGTATATCGTAGATTTGGACAAACTGCGATGCTTATATGTCTTCATGAATATCGACGATATATGGGATTAGATCATGATAGAGGTCTGTCATGATCAGTTATACAATAGAAGTTAATAGACATATAAGCATACGACATTTACCAATAAACTCATAGACTTGTTGGTATATCAGCGTTTTGGATAAACCGCGATGCTTATATACTTTGTTAGTATTCACGATATATAGGATTAATATCATGATAGAGGTCTGTCATGATAGAATATACAGTAGCAGCTAATACATCGATATACTAACAAGCATACGACATTTACCAATAAACTCATAGACTTGTTGGTATATCTGTAGATTTGGATAAACTGCGATGCTTATATGTCTTCATGAATATCCACCATATATGGGATTAGATCATGATAGAGGTCTATCGTGATAGAATATATAGTAGTAGCAGATATACGATTAGTCATACAAGATTCGGGTTTGCGAATAAACCCAACGACTTGTTGGTGTATCGTAGATTTGGACAAACTGCGATGCTTATATGTCTTCATTGGCAACTGCGATACATGGGATTAGATCATGATAGAGGTCTGTCATGATAGAATATACAGTAGTGGCTAATACATCGATATACCAACAAGCGATCGGATTTCTGTGTAAGATTCAAGGACTTGTTAGTATATCGTAGATTTGGACAAACTGCGATGCTTATATCTTTTCATGAATATCGACGATATATGGGATTGTTATCATGATAGAGGTCTGTCATGATATAGTATAGAGTAGCAGCTAATACATCGATATACCAACAAGAGTTCGGGTTTGCGAATAAACCCAACGACTTGTCAGTGTATCGTAGATTTGGACAAACTGCGATGCTTATATTTTTCATGAATATCCACGATATATGGGATTAGATCATGATAGAGGTCTGTCATGATAGAATATATAGTAGTAGCTACTAGACAGATAGACATACAAGCATACGACATTTACCAATGAACTCATAGACTTGTTGGTATATCAGCGTTTTGGATAAACCGCGATGCTTATATTCTTTAATGGTATCCACGATATATGGGATTAGTATCATGATAGAGGTCTGTCATGATCTAGTATAGAGTAGCAGCTAATACTTCAATATACCAACAAGCATACGACATTTACCAATGAACTCATAGACTTGTTGGTATATCAGCGTTTTGGATAAACCGCGATGCTTATATTCTTTAATGGTATCCACGATATATGGGATTAGTATCATGATAGAGGTCTGTCATGATCTAGTATAGAGTAGCAGCTAATACTTCAATATACCAACAAGCATACGACATTTATCAATGAACTCATAGACTTGTTGGTATATCAGCGTTTTGGACAAACTGCGATGCTTATATTCTTTAATGGTATCCACGATATATGGGATTGATATCATGATAGAGGTCTATCATGATAGAATATAAAGTAGTGACCTATATACATACAAGAGACCGGGTTTACGAATAAACTCATAGACTTGTTGGTATATCGTAGATTTGGACGAACTGCGATGCTTATATTCTTTGTTATTATCCACAATATATGGGATTAATATCATGATAGAGGTGTGTCATGATCAGTTATACAATAGAAGCTATTACATCGATATAGCAATAAGAGATCGGGTTTACGAATAAACTCATAGACTTGTTGGTATATCAGCGTTTGGATAAACCGCGATGCTTATATGTCTTTGTTAGGTTATATGATATAGGATTAGTATCATGATAGAGGTCTGACATGATAGAATATACAGTAGTGACTGTTAGACATATAACAGATCGGGTTACGAATAAAACACATAGACTGTTGATATATCTGTGTTTTGGAATAAGCCTGATGCTTATTGATATCCACGATATATGGAATTAGTATCATGACAGAGGTCTGTCATGATAGAATATACAGTAGTGGCTAATACATCGATATACCAACAAGAGATCGGGTTTACGAATAAACACATAGACTTGTCAGTGTATCGTACAGTTGGATAAACTGCGATGCTTATATGTCTTCGTTAGCAACTACGATACATGGGATTAATATCATGATAGAGGTCTATCATGTTCAGTTATACAGCAGTGGCAGATACATGATATACCAACAAGAGATCGGGTTTATCCAAATCTACGATAGATTTGTTGGTATATCGTGGATTTGGATAAACTGTGATGCTTATATCTTTTGATGTATATCCACCACATATAGGATTAATATCATGATAGAGGTCTGTCATGATAGAATATACAGTAGTAGCTGATATACGATTAGTCGTACAAGAGTTCGGGTTTACCAATAAACTCATAGACTTGTTGGTATATCAGCGTTTGGATAAACTGCGATGCTTATATTCTTTGATAACAACTGCGATACATGGGATTGATATCATGATAGAGGTCTGTCATGATCTAGTAAGAGTAGTGGCTAATACATCGATATACCAACAAGAGTTCGGGTTTACGAATAAACCCAACGACTTGTCAGTGTATCGTACAGTTGGACAAACTGCGATGCTTATATTTTTCATGAATATCCACGATATATGGGATTAGTATCATGATACAGGTCTGTCATGATAGAATATACAGTAGCAGCTAATACATCGATATACTAACAAGCGATCGGATTTCTGTGTAAGATTCAACGACTTGTCAGTGTATCGTAGATTTGGACAAACCGCGATGCTTATATCTTTTCATGTATATCCACGATATATGGGATTGTTATCATGATAGAGGTCTATCATGATAGAATATACAGTAGTAGCTGATACTTCAATATACCAACAAGCATACCGGGTTTACCAATAAACTCATAGACTTGTTGGTGTATCGTAGATTTGGATAACCCGCGATGCTTATATGTTTTCATGAGTATCCACGATATATGTGATTAATATCATGATAGAGGTCTGTCATGATAGAATATACAGTAGTGGCTGATAGACATATAGAGATCGGGTTAACCAATAAACTCATAGACTTGTTGGTATATCTGTGTTTTGGACAAACCGCGATGCTTATATCTTTTCATGAGTATCCACGATATACAGGATTAATATCATGACAGAGGTCTGTCATGATAGAATATACAGTAGTGACCAATAGACAGATAGAGATACAAGCATACCAGATTTACCAATAAACACATAGACTTGTTGGTATATCGTAGATTTGGACAAACCGCGATGCTTATATGTTTTCATGAGCATCCACGATATATGGGATTAATATCATGATAGAGGTCTGTCATGATCAGATATACAATAGAAGCTAATACATCGATATACCAACAAGAGATCGGATTTCTGTGTAAGATTCAAGGACTTGTTGGTATATCGTAGATTTGGATAACCCGCGATGCTTATAGTCTTTGTTAGTATCCACGATATACAGGATTAATATCATGATAGAGGTCTGTCATGATCTAATATACAATAGAAGCTAATAGACAGATAGAGATACAAGCATACCAGATTTACCAATAAACTCATAGACTTGTTGGTATATCGTAGATTTGGATAACCCGCGATGCTTATAGTCTTTGTTAGTATCCACGATATATGGGATTAATATCATGATAGAGGTCTGTCATGATAGAATATACAATAGAAGCTAATAGACAGATAGAGATACAAGCATACCAGATTTACCAATAAACTCATAGACTTGTTGGTATATCGTAGATTTGGACAAACCGCGATGCTTATATCTTTTCATGAGTATCCACGATATACAGGATTAATATCATGATAGAGGTCTATCATGATAGAATATACAGTAGAAGCTGATATACAATTAGTCATACAAGCATACCGGATTTACCAATAAACTCATAGACTTGTTGGTATATCGTAGATTTGGATAACCCGCGATGCTTATATGTTTTCATGAGTATCCACGATATATGGGATTAGATCATGATAGAATATACAGTAGCAGCTAATACATCGAAATACCAACAAGCATACGACATTTACCAATAAACTCATAGACTTGTTGGTATATCTGTGTTTTGGACAAACCGCGATGCTTATATGTTTTCATGAGTATCCACGATATACAGGATTAATATCATGACAGAGGTCTGTCATGATCTAGTATACAATAGAAGCTAATAGACAGATAGAGATACAAGCATACCAGATTTACCAATAAACTCATAGACTTGTTGGTATATCGTAGATTTAGACAAACCGCGATGCTTATATGTTTTCATGAGTATCCACGATATATGGGATTAATATCATGATAGAGGTCTATCATGATCTAATATACAGTAGTAGCTGATATACAATTAGTCATACAAACATATCGGATTTCTGTGTAAGATTCAACGACTTGTTGGTATATCGTAGATTTGGATAACCCGCGATGCTTATATGTCTTCATGAATATCCACGATATACAGGATTAATATCATGATAGAAGTCTGTCATGATAGAATATACAGTAGAAGCTGATATACAATTAGTCATACAAGTATACGACATTTACCAATAAACTCATAGACTTGTTGGTATATCGTAGATTTGGACAAACCGCTGATGCTTATATGCCTTCGTTAGTATCCACGATATATGGGATCAGTATCATGATAGAGGTCTATCGTGATAGAATATACAGTAGTAGCTAATACATCAATATACCAACAAGAGATCGGGTTTCTGTATAAGTATATAGATTTAGACAAACCGCGATGCTTATATGTTTTCATGAGTATCAACGATATATGGGATCGATATCATGATAGAGGTCTGTCATGATCTAGTATACAATAGAAGCTAATACATCGATATACCAACAAGCATACGACATTTATCAATAAACTCATAGACTTGTTAGTGTATCGTAGGTTTGGATAAGCCGCGATGCTTATATGTTTATATTGATATCCACGATATATGGGATCGATATCATGATAGAGGTCTGTCATGATCAGATATACAGTAGAAGCTAATACATCGATATACCAACAAGAGATCGGATTTCTATGTAAGATTCAACGACTTGTTAGTGTATCGTAGATTTGGACAAACCGCGATGCTTATATGTTTATATTGATATCCACGATATATGGGATCGATATCATGATAGAGGTCTGTCATGATCTAGTATACAATAGAAGCTAATACATCGATATACCAACAAGCGTATCGAGTTTCTGTATTAGTACATAGACTTGTTGGTATATCAGCGTTTTGAATAAACTACGTTGCTTATATGTCTTCGTTAGCATCCACGATATATGGGATCGATATCATGATAGAGGTCTGTCATGATCAGTTATAGAATAGAAGTTAATACATCGATATACATACAAGAGATGGGGTTACCAATAAACACATAGACTTGTTGGTATATCGTAGGTTTGTCCAAACCTACGATGCTTATATGCTTTGTTGGGTTATATGATATATACAGTTAGTATCATGATAGAGGTCTATCATGATAGAATATACAGTAGTGGCTAATACATCGATATACCAACAAGCATACCGGGTTTACCAATAAACTCATAGACTTGTTGGTATATCTGTGTTTTGGACAACCCGCGATGCTTATATCTTTTCATGAGTATCCACGATATATGGGATCGATATCATGATAGAGGTCTGTCATGATCTAGTATACAATAGAAGCTAATACATCGATATACCAACAAGCGTATCGAGTTTCTGTGTAAGAATCGACGACTTGTTAGTATATCTGTGTTTTGGACAAACCGCTGATGCTTATATCTTTTCATGAATATCCACGATATATGGGATCGATATCATGATAGAGGTCTGTCATGATCTAGTATACAATAGAAGCTAATACATCAACAGAGATACAAGCATACCAGATTTACCAATAAACTCATAGACTTGTTGGTATATCGTAGGTTTGGACAAACCGCTGATGCTTATATCTTTTCATGAGTATCCACGATATATGGGATCGATATCATGATAGAGGTCTGTCATGATCTAATATACAATAGAAGCTAATACATCGATATACTAACAAGCGTATCGAGTTTCTGTGTAAGAATCGACGACTTGTTAGTATATCGTAGATTTGGATAAGCCGCTGATGCTTATATCTTTTCATGAATATCCACGATATATGGGATTAGTATCACGATAGAGATCTATCGTGATCATATATAGAGTAGTAAGCTGATAGACGTTAGATATAACACATCTCGTTTCCGTATAACACATGGACTGTTGATATATGGCGATTCTTATGTCTAATCTATGGATTTCATGATACGAATCTTAACCCCACTAGAACAGACGTTAGCAGATTACTAAACGATGTTCGTTGGATGTATCAATTATCGACCTAAGGTTATTCTATATAATCGATATCATATCCGACCATTAAGGTTATTAAGTAACTTGTCTAATAACAAAACTCATCCGTTATAGTTAACAACGGATGAGAAAAGAAAGATACTCCTAACACTTCTAGTATATTGGATAGACTCATGACACGAAAGTGTCATGAGCGAGCAGATATATCCCTATCGACGAGCAGATATATCCCTATCGACGAGCAGATATATCCCTATCGACGAGCAGATATATCCCTATCGACGAGCAGATATATCCCTATCGACGAGCAGATATATCCCTATCGACGAGCAGATATATCCCTATCGACGAGCAGATATATCCCTATCGACGAGCAGATATATCCCTATCGACGAGCAGATATATCCCTATCGACGAGCAGATATATCCCTATCGACGAGCAGATATATCCCTATCGACGAGCAGATATATCCCTATCGACGAGCAGATATATCCCTATCGACGAGCAGATATATCCCTATCGACGGTTTATAATGCGATGCGTGAACACTAGCTCACGCATCGCTATTTCTTATATAGGCTTTCGCTTCCAACTACCCGTAACATCCTCCCCGACCACAGACAGGAGAATGGATCTGGAATAGACTCCGAAGAGCAACGGTCGCTAGGCCATCCTTGATATAATGTGTATCACATCATTATATCCTCTCACGTTAGAGGCTGTTAACCTCTAACACTCTAAATCCGACGCCTGGATAATAGAGAGAATGAGCAACATGCCGAGCATGCCGGTCATTCTATGAGAGTCCTGCTGCTAATCTCTTGCCTTAGTTTCCCCTGCGCACTTTATTTGAGACATCTCTAACTAGCAGTGGTAGGTAGCTTCAGGTAAGTGACATCACCCTACTACCACCACCAGCCGCACACAGTTAACCACTACGGACATTAGCAGATCCAAATCCCCCTTGCGGGTTCGATTGTTGCGAGGTCTTCATCCCACACACACTACCGAGACCGAGAAGCTACAATTCGCATCTCGGCAGCATGTGCAGAACTGCTCCCCGCCGTAAAAAAGAACATCCCTCTTCAACTCATAAGTCGAAGGTTAACAACGGAATGTACTAGATGTTCTTTAATATTGTGGATTTCACTTTAGGGTACTTATATGGTTTAGTGCTTTAAAGCCTCTACATAGTAGACAACTTATGAGGCGCCTCATAAGTTCTCTTCGCTTCGACAATGTTGTAACAGGTTCCCGAGTGTGGTAGACATTCCAGCGTATGTTAGATGGTTATAATCGACCTGGAATCCGTAAGTGTCTTGATAGTATCTAATCAATCTAGGAAGACTTAGATAAGCATCGGCGAACATTCTTAGTCCTGTCGTCGTCATGTTAGTTGGACAAGATCCGGTAGATCTATACAGCTGTTCTAGTTCTTGTCTGTTCATACTTTGACTAGCTCCAGGTATCTTACCTCCTTCCGCCAGTAGATACACTAGTTCATCCTCATCAAGCTGGTAATGTTTAGCGACGACAGGAATACTTAGACACAGAGCTAGTCGTCCAATTCCTGGCTGCTGTTGTCCTCCGTTAATTCTAGCTAATACTGCAAAATGTCCGATATACAGACCGTCGGGCTCATAGCTCAGATCGATGGTGACAAGGGGTGTCCCATTTTGTCCAAACCAAACATCGGCCATGGACTTTCTGAAGCGAATATCCAGCGTATAGTTATCGATGTGTTGGACGTATCGGAGTTGTGTATACAAATAATCGCCTTGATTAACGAAGGGAATATCTGATACGACTGAATGTACTGGATATAGTTTCACACCGACGGCGTTAGGATCTATCTCGTTAGCGATACTATCTATAACATTAGCTAACAGTTGAGGGTCGGTAATCTCGTCGATCTGTCTAATAGTGATGATACCTTGATGTATCGAAGCTGTTCCCATCTTAGGATTCCGTCCCGACTCTGTAACGATGTAGTTGTAGTTACTTCCTACTCGGTTATCCCATCGTGTTTGTCTCAGGTTGATAGTGTAATGTCCTAACTCGATAAGCATTAGTAGTTATATCCTCTATATCTGTTTGGAACTCGAGGATATGTTCGTGGTATCTGTCGACTGGCTTGTGGAATCTGTTTCCAATCTTGAATAGTCGACTCCTCTTCACAACCAGCCGTACAGACCTGTACACCTCCATACTTGGCTTCAGCTTGTTCATAGCTAACTAACGGCTTACCTAGTCTCTTATTAACAGCGTTATGGAATGTCCACGACCACTTGAAGAAACCCTTATCTTCTGTCCAATGATTGTGAACGGGATTAGCTTGGATATACTCGTTCATATGCTTACGACATTTAGCACAAGGATAGCTCTGTCTAATAACGTTAAGAAACTCGATGAAGTTGGTCTTACTCTTATCATCGTTAGCATTATAAGCTAGTAAATGGAGACATAACCATACTCCAGGTCCATAAATGGCGCTGTCCATCTTTCAGGTATGAGAATAGGAGAGTGAACTCTCTTATTCATAGTGTTAAGCCCCACTTGCTAGCTTCGATTTTAATGTGTGCAGCTTCTTCAGCTGACGAATCACAGGCTTGTTGGTATAGCCATTTGATGGCTATCTTGACCAACGCTTCCAGATATAACCAGATACCTTCGATGTCTTCCTTAGTCAGAATCTTTCTCCCTTGTTTATCCGTAGCCTCTAATAGCTTAACGATTTGAGGTGATAGATCAACGGGTAGATTCTTGAACACAGTGCCCAGGTTTTGTTTGAGGAACTCCTCCTCTCTGTTAAGAATCTTATCCCATAATGGTCGACTGTGAGTGCAGAAGCTATCGATGACCTTACTAGCTGGCAATTTGGATAATCCCACTTCAGCCAATCTCAAGATGCCTGTATCGATAATCGCATACCCCAGACGATGACAGTTATCGTTCAGTTCGATCAGAAGAGCAGCGAAACCCATGACGTTCTTATGGAATCTAATCTCAGGAGGGATAGACATTTAATAAGTGTCGATGTGTTTAGACTCATATCCATAACACCAGACTGTAAACAGCTAGGTTGTAAGTTTAGGAGGAGTATAAACATGGCTACAACGGAGTCTTCATCGTTACGTCGTCTATCTCCAAGCGAAATTGGAGACTACGGTTTGCTGTTCTATAGCTGTTCCGATCCCGTAAGTCGTATAGTAATGGCTATCACTAAGCAAGAGTTCTCGGATCTAGCCTTTTACTATCGACATCATGGGAACGTTAATGTAATAGTAGTTACACCGTTCGAAGATACCTGGTTCAAACGTGTGTATATAGATACTATCCTTCGAGATCCCAAAACTATGTCGGTCGCTGTCAAACGATTAGATAAGGAACACGAAGCCTTATCGTTAGCACTGTTCCAACTTCTGAACATCAAAGGTAATAAGACCGATACTACCAAAGACTTCCTCAGATTCCTAGTGGGTGCACCGTGTCACAGCTCTGTTCCTTGCTGTGGTGTTGAGTTGGTTAATAGAACTATGGCGTTGATGGGTAAGACTCTCCACTTCAGCGATAACAACACTATATCTACTAAGACGTTAGACGATCTAGACAAACCCTTCGATAACGATAGAGGAAAGTTATTGGCTTATCTATGTTCAACACTAACTCAAGCTGTAGGCCCTCGGCAAATGCAGAGCTATATAGCCCCTGATGGCTTATTTGGTCCCTTAACATACCTAAGAGTGGATAACAACAAGAACGAACATACAGGAGAATCGGACACGGATTTTCGTACTATTAACCAACTACTAACTCTTTTCTTAGACATGTTACGAGACGACGAGTTCTACTCCGCGGTATGTCGAGGTGTAACAGAGGGTAAGAAGCATTCCAGTGCCCTAACTCGTATTCTGACTACTGCATTGGCTGAGATGTCCGATAGTCGCGTAGAGTCTCTCCAATATATAATCAACTGCTTAGCTTCTGGTGATATCCATGTATCTCACATCAGGACATTGGTTGAGGATGCTAATCAAGACGCTGATAGAGTCAGTATGTTTACTAAGCAAGCCGGACAACGTGCTACAATTCCAACATTCGAACACGATCTACGAGTAGTTGTTAGAGTTGATGGTGTATCCCAGTCTCGTCATCGGCTGAGACAGAAGACTAAGGAGCTGTATCAGATGGTCAATCGTCTAGTTGTGGATTCTAAAGCTCATGGACAGGGAAGTCTAGATATCAACCACTTAGCAGCCTTAACTTCAGAATTAGCCGAGTTAACCCATTTGGACGTGGATAAGATCCCCGAATTACCTGATAACAGCTCCTACACCATCATAGCTAGAACAGACTCCCAGCCCGTTATCAAGCTATTGTTAGATTCTGGTAAGGAGATCCATCTCAGCATGTATGGATCGGATCTATCGGCCTTCAATCGTGATGAGTTGTTGGAGATTCTCGAAGAATTAGACGGTGCAGAGTCGGAACGATTCGATAACTTACGAGCTGCTATCACGGCTAAGCTAGCTGAGTGATGATAACAGGAACCTGTTATCATCTTTACTTCTTGGTCATGGGTTGAACCACTCCCTCTATCACCTCCTTAAATTCGGGATTCTGAAGCGCGACGAAGATCTTGCCGAAGATTTGACTAGCATCACCGGTGTGAATATCGGACATGATGTTCTGTACCATATCTTGGAACTTAGGCTTTTGGAACGCGTCGAGTACACTGCTAACAATCTGTCCTACTTGTTCATTTGAAGCGGTGGTACTGACTGTCTGAGGTGCTAACTCCGCCTCCAACATCACTATCTTACCTTGCACAGTTTTGTAATCTGGATCCGATTCTGGAAGAGCTTCTAGAATGGTACGCCATAGATTAAGCTGGTAGCCAATGGGTAACTTCAGATCTGGATACTCGGTGTATTGTTGTAGTTTACTTAACTTACTGAGATCCATAGTCTTAGTAATATCAGAGGCTAACTCTGAAGCTAAGCGATAGAATGAGGATATTGGGATGTAGCTTGTCTTATCGATGGCGATAGCTGAGTTAGCCATAGATAGGAACTCTGGCATATTAACTAGTAGCTTATGCTTGTACTCCGTGAAATAGTCGGACACAGCTGTGATACGTGTTGTACTGGATGCTTTCTTGAAGTTGGCTACGGCGATTTTGATACTGGGATTGGGTAGTCTAATCCTAGATTTCTCATACTTGTCGATGATGATGTCTATGGTGGCTAGTAACTTATCCATTTGGTGAGTAGCCATTAGCTTTAGGGTTCTTTTGTAGCGAAACTAGGTAGAAGCATCTAATACGGGTGATAAAAGATACATCAGCTAGCTGATGTATCTATTGCTCTTCAGGAGATCCGAAGGCTGGTCTAGCTGCAGGAACGGCTGGAGGTGGACCTAAGCGACTCAAGTTAGGCAATCCACCAACCTGAGGAATGGCTGGACGTGTTGGGAAAGCTCCTGGCACACGTGGGGCAGCTTGCATCTGTTGACGTGGTGAAGCCTGACGTGGTGAAGCCTGACGTGGTACTTCTTGACGTGGTGAAGCCTGACGTTGTTCTTCTTGAACTGGTTGTTCTTGAACTGGCGAAGTCCTTACTTCTTGACGCATTGGTTGTACATTTGGTCTAGTGACTCGTTGATAGGCTGCCCGAGCAGCGGCCTGTGCTGGCGGCGATACTCTTCTAGTTCCACTAGCTACAGGTATGGCTAGCATAGCGTTGTAGTCTCTGATGATCCTCTGAGCATCCTGTGGCGAATAGATCTGTTGAATAGCAGCGGCGTAAGTCTGTGGATTAGAAGACACGATATTAACACCAGGCACTCCTATCTTGGTCGATTTACCGGCTGGTGCGGTTATAGTCTTAGCACCTGTTCCAGTTAAGGGATTGAAGTTAGTGACATCCAATACCTGACCAGGTGCGAGAGCAGCCAATCGATCTGCTAGTGTAGTCTTTCGTCTGCTTGTGGTGCCGGCTGTTCTACTGCGTGTACCTTCCTTAGTAGGTCCAATGATAACCTGATACAGGTAGTCCAGATTGTTAAGGTTGACTGGTGGAGGCTTAGCAGCTTCTCTCTCCTTCTTGAGAGCACCTCTTGCAGCTGAGGAAGTTGCTACTTCCTCGTTAAATCTCTCGGCTTGACCTCCTTCAGCTTCTGGAACGTTGTAGTTTCCGGCGTTGTAACCGTTGTCGATGAATGCTTGTGCTTCTTCTGGGGTATAGACGCCGAGCGACATGATAGCTTGCATTAAGTCTTCAGGAGTTCCTACTAGTCTCAGTTCCGGAACATACACATAGTTAGCGGTTGCTGGTGTCATGAAGGTTTTGCGAGCTCCCACGATGCTAATGGCGTTATTGGGAGTCCCTGACACTCTAATGTAGTTATGAGCTTGAGCTGCCTTCTCTATGTCTTTAGCTGTCGGGAATCTACGACTAGTTCCTACGTTCTGAAATTGCATCCTTTGTTCAATATCGATCCTATTTAGGGTAGTTAGAAACTTTCCTCATTTCTTTCGAGCTTAACTGTGTACACAAGCACGATTACGACATACTACTAATACAGTAGAAGTCATCTAATCTATCATGGATAAAGCATGAAGGGCTTTGCTGTGATATTCTTCATCATACTAGGACTTTTCCTAATTCTAGCTGTTACTAACGCTCTAACGTATAACCATCTGTCATATATCGAAGGTAATCATAACATCAGAGTATGTGTATGGTTGAATGTATTAGCCGCCATTATTGCCATTATCGCCATTGCACTGATAATCTACCTAATGGTAGTAAATAGAAATGGCACTAGTACAAGTGGACTATGAATATCTACCATCCTCAACCGAGGGCACTATTAGACTGAGAGTCCCCATAGTTACCGATTCGTTGCTACATGCTATATTCAACGCTTTCAGTCCAGTCTACTGGACGTCACAGTTAGACGGTAAGGCTTTCGATCCTTTCACACTAGTACAGGATACCAAGCAAGCCTTGACTAGACGTTTGGGTAATTGTAACCTACAGGACACCATCGCTCTGTTGTCTGAGTTGTTCAGCCTTAACATCTTGGTTGTGTCACAATCCTTGGTTCCTATCGCTCGTTCCGAGACTCGTTATCCTAAGCTTATCATAGTTATCCAAATAGGTAACCACTATGAAACGGTGGGTATTATATCTAATAACACTATAACCACTATATTCGATGTCGAACCTATTCTGTAACTTAGCAGCATAAACATAGCAGCCTCACCAAAAAATGGACGACATCTATCTCTCTGATCCAGATACTCACTTCGTTGCAGAGCTGATCGACGGCTACTCTTTTCGTAACTTGGTCGAACTCCTCCGTGTAGTATCAACAACCTGCAATCTTCACTTCTCTAAGGAAGGTATCTATTACGAGCAGTCAGATCCAGAACAATGTATTATCATGAGATGGATGATACATGCCGAAGAATTGATAGATTATGTGTACGAATCCAAGAATCCACAGACTATCATCGGCATCAACATCAACAACCTAAGAACAGTAGCCAAAACAGTAGGAAAGAAGGATGGTCTCAAGATCTACAAGGTTAAGGGTGAGAGACCAGTATATATTCAGGTCATGGGAGCAACTGAGAGAGGAAGTGAGAGAAAGAACGTTAGTACTATCTTACCACAAGCAGTCGATCAGGTATATTACGATATACCGGAGTACACTGATGCTGATAAAGGTCCTAACTGTGTAGTGCAAGCTAATATCTTCGCTAAGGTTTGTGCTAACATTACCTCGGTTAAGTGCAAGACTATCCTGGTTACATCTAACAGTAAAGGCATAACTTTGTCGGCGGTGATGGACAACGGCGTAATCTCCAGAGCTGAAGCTCTCGGAGATGGAACACGATCCAGACCCATGGTGTCTAATGGTGAGGTATCTATTCAGACTAAGTACGCCATCGTCAAAGCACTATCTAAGATTAACAACCTAAGTTCGCAAGGAATGATCAAGTTCTATTCACAGCCTGGTAATCCTATCAAGGCTACCTGCAAGATCGGATCGTATGGATCGTTAGAGATCTACCTCATCTTACCAATGGAAGAATGAGTCATGAGTGTCATCACTCATGATGTCTTAATCCAGCCGACACTGTTGACATACTGGAAGGTAGTCGCTGTGTTAGGCTGAATAGTATAACCTATCACCACAATAGGAGAAGAACCGCCATTATATACCACAATAACTCTACCGTTGTTAACTGGATTACCGTTACTAGTGCTATCAGTCAGGTTAATAGTACCCGATCCAGTGTAGTAGATCAGGTAATCGCCGTCGTTAGGTGTGTAAGAAGACGACGACACGATGTTAGTAGTTAGACATAGACCGTTAGCTCTAACGGCTCCGACTCTATTAACTTGGAAGCCTATATTAGGTATCGTTTCGGTATCCCAAGACATGTTCTGATAAGAGCCAGGTGGTAGAGTGTGGTCCACTTTAACGAAGTTAGACAAGCCGCTGATAGCTTGGTTAACCACATTAATAACATTGTCTGGACTAATAACGCTAGTCGGATCGAAGAATCGGAATAGTTGACCAGCAGGGACGGGAGAGTTGGCTGTGTATGCGAACATGGAGTTATCCTGCAATGTTACTCTAGCTGGACCATCGAGATATACTACACTAACGGTAGAGTATTCATCGTTACCCGGTTCGATTAGATAGGTCTCGGTGTAGTACACATCTATTTCACCATGTCCTCCAACTGTGGTTATTGTAGTTGGAATGTTGACAGTATTCTGAGCATAAGCGTTGTGATCAAATCTGGTATATAGCAGAGTACAAACAAAGTCGGAGTAACTCATGATAATATTGGTGGGATTGCCTGGCGTTGAGATTAAGGAGAAGCCGCCTCCACAGACTCTAAGAAAAGTGCCAGTAGTATACACGATATAGTTGAGACCACCATCGCTAGATTCGTTATAGGTTGATTGGATATAGCAGTTAGAGAAGTCGATGATGGAGTTGCTAGCCTTGATCACCGGCATATTGATGGCTGCGATAGTTAGATCCCTGAACCATAACATTACTGTGTTTGTTACAATAGTCGTTGTGACATCGAGTCTAGTGTTCTCAACACTGTTACCGATAATGAATATTCTAGGCGTTAGACGCCCCAGACCTGCTGCATCGTACAGATTGTATATCACAGGTTCAGGGGTACTGATTCCCTCAAGGGTTATCGATCCAACAGTGTAATGGCCAGGATACAAGAAGATGGTAGCCTCTTGTAAGCCTTTAATAGCGTTAAAGGCTGCATCGAAGCTTCTGAACGGCTTAGCTAGATTACCCACCTGTCCTGTTGTATCACAGCCTGTCATAGATACATACGCCGAGTTAGATGCTCTAATGGTACTATGTGAAGGAGGTCCTTGTGGTCCTTGAAGTCCTTGCATTTACTCGAACTATAAATGATATTGGCGTTACTTCTAAGTTTGATGTTAGGACACTATGCTCTGTCTGTTCCATATTCACCCTCTGGATTAAAGAATAAGCTGCAACAACTAGCTTATTCGATACCTCTAACGCCTGAAGCTAAGAAAAGAGTAGCCAATATAGAGCTACTGATTAGTCATAGTAGTCAGACACATAACAAGCGTCGAATCTATCTATGTATATCTAACAACGGCAGGAACTTCGATACCAACACTATCTTCAACGCCGCGATTCACGAACTAGCTCACGTTATCTGTGATGATGAAGGACATACCGACAACTTCAAGAGTATCGAGAAGAGATTGCAAGCCGAAGCGTTGAAGAGAAGATATATTAGTAATGTCCATATCGATAGTAGCTATCCTTGTATATAGATCGATAGTCAGAGAGTTATAACATCGATCTATATACAAGGATAGCCTTGTGTCTATCAGCTTATCTATATTCGATATAGATAAGCCATAAGGTTTGTGTAATTACACCGACGAATCGATATGTCTATTCTTCATCCGATACGAATCCTATCAATAAGTATCGAGGATTAGACGATGTAACAACCAGTCTCGATATATCTATTAGTTCTAGTCGATTCATATTCTGATACCGATAGAGAGATTAGACAACAGCAAGATTACTCAACTATTCCATCGATATCGATGGAATAGTGTCTGTTCTTCTTTCGGTCACTAACTATCTATATCGTGATACAGATCTGTCACGATATCAATACCGATGGAAGATATATCCAAATCGGACAACAGAGGATTACGACTATACCTGTTGTGAATGTAATCTAGACAGAGTCTACTACGGAGATAGATCTACGAATAGTCATGACGATAACTGTAACATAGACTAGTAAATGTATCGACACAGCAATAAGAGTGCTTACACCGTCTATAATCCTCATACCGACATCAGTAATCGAGATTGGTCGAAGCTTCGTACAATAAGAGTAGTATCGATCGATCCGGGTAGGAGTAACTTCTGTATCAGAGTCGAGGACAGACCTTTAGTGTCAGGTAACATTGTACCCATAATCTACGAAAGGGTGACGTTCTCCAACTCTAAGGATGAAACGCAGGACACTATCTATTCAGACTTATCGCGCTACTTATTGTCTAAGCACGATATCCTATCCCAAGCTCATGTAGTTATCATCGAGAGGCAATTACCTGTTAACTATCCCTTGGTTCGTATTTCACAGCATATCCTAACCTGGTTTATGGAGTATCTTAGAGACAAGCCCAACCTTGCTGTAATCTTAGAAGTATCGGGCGATCTGAAGAAGAAGGCCTACCAATTAACTAAGATGACTAAGGCGGAAGCCAAGAAGTGGGCAGCTACCAATGTTCCACTAATCTTCCAGAGACGAGGAGATACACAATCCTTACAGATCATTAACAATAGTAAGAAGAAGGACGACTTGGGCGATGTAGTCTTGCAAGTCGAAGCGGTGTGTGATATGATGGGATGGTATTGTGATAAATAACACGAAGATGTAAACGGGTTGTAGATTCCAAAACTCGGATGTAGAAGACGATATCACAGCCTTGATCATGGGATAGTTAATGGCTCTGTAACTCAAGTTAACACGTCTTGAAGGTTAGAACCTTCAGAGATGTACATGTTCTTGTGGATGATACAAGAAGATGTAAACGGTGTTGAGATTCCAAAACTCACATATAGGAGACGATATCACAGCCTTGATCATGGGATAGTTGACGACTCCATAAGTCAAGTTAACACCTCTTGAAGGTTAGAACCTCCGAAGATGTACATCTTCTTGTGGATGATACAAGAAGATGTAACGAGTTGTTAGATTCCAAAACTCACATATAGAAGACGATATCACAGCCTTGATCATGGGATAGTTTCTGACTCCATAAGTCGAGTTAACACCTCTTGAAGGTTAGAACCTCCGAAGATGTACATCTTCTTGTGGATGATACAAGAAGATGTAAACGGGTTGTTAGATTGCAAAACTCAGATATAGAAGACGATATCACAGCCTTGATCATGGGATAGTTTCTGACTCCATAAGTCGAGTTAACACCTCTGTAAGGTTAGAACCTTCGGAGATGTACATCTTCTTGTGGATGATACAAGAAGATGTAACGAGTTGTTAGATTCCAAAACTCACATATAGGAGACGATATCACGGCCTTGATCATGGGATAGTTGATGACTCTGTAAGTCAAGTTAACACCTCTCGAAGGTTAGAACCTTCGAGTATGTACATGTTCTTGTGGATGATACAAGAAGATGTAACGAGCGTTGAGATTCCAAAACTCAGATATAGATCACTGAACTACAGCCTTGATCATGGGATAGTTTCCGACTCTGTAACTCAAGTTAACACCTGTTGAAGGTTAGAACCTCCGAGTATGTACATGTTCTTGTGGATGATACAAGAAGATGTAACGAGCGTTGAGATTGCAAAACTCAGATATAGATCACTGAACTACAGCCTTGATCATGGGATAGTTTCCGACTCTGTAACTCAAGTTAACACCTCTCGAAGGTTAGAACCTTCAGAGATGTACATGTTCTTGTGGATGATACAAGAAGATGTAACGAGCGTTGAGATTCCAAAACTCACATACAGAACACTGAACTACAGCCTTGATCATGGGATAACTCTGTAAAAGGCTTACTATCCCATGATCTCTTCGATAGCTTGGCTTCCGATTCAAATACTAAACGTGGATAAGGTGAGAAGTTGTTTATGTTGCACCAGTAGCTACCCATTGATTAAGACTAGTGATATATTGGAGAGTAATACCACGACCGGGCTGTAACACTATACTAACAGAACCCATAACAGCCAAAACGTTAGGAGCGATTAAGCCGGTCGTGCTGGTAGTAATAGTTAATGAACCTGTACCACCATTAACAACGCTGATGATACGACCGTTGTTATTAGCTGGCAATAGTGTGAGCGTTCCGGTGTTACCAGTGAACACTAGCAAGTAGTCTATCAATGTTAGAGTGTAGTCGCCACTGAAACTTGTAGCTTCAGGCGCCAACGTTCTGACATTAATACCTCCATACTTATCAACGAAGAAGCCATTGTCGGGTAGAGAGTCGAAATCCCACGATACGTTACGGTAGGAACCAATGGCAGGGAAGACTGTGCTGACATTCTCAAAGGAACTTAGTCCAGTGATGGTGACATTGGATAAGGTGAAGTTGCTGTTATTATCGATAGTAGAGGAAGGATCGAAGAATTGGAACAACTTACCCGCCGGTATTTGAGTTCCTGGTATGAAGTTAGCCATACCCAGTTCGATGAGAGATAGTGTTAATGTTCCGGTCGGATATATAACGCTGACATTACTAAACTCTGCGTTACCGGGAACAGATAGCAAGATGTAGTTGTATGTCAGATCGAAGTCACCCTTACCACCTACAAAGTCTAGCTTGCTCGGGACGTTGGTTAGTCCAGGGCTAATAATGTAACTATACAACCGAGTCTTGGACATGGTCATACTGAATTCGTTGTACACCATAACGATATCCGTTGGATTGTCGGGTGTGCTGAACAGAGCTACAACACTGTTATCAAATCTAATAAAGGAGTTAGCGTATGCTGCAACTACGTAGTTGGTTCCTGGACTGCTACTACCGTTATAGGTAGATTGAACGTAACAGTTACTGAAGCTTATAATAACAGCCAATGTGTTGGGATCAGTAACTATCACCGGCATATTGACAGAGGCTAATGTAACACTGTGGAAGGTGATGTTAATATTATTAAGAGTTAGTGGTGCTCCTGTGATATTAATAGTAACATCGCTAAAACCAGGCCCAACAATATGGATATTAGTGTGGATACCCAGAGAGTCGGCGAAACCTGTTAAAGTCTGTGAATCGAGACTGTATATACCGGTATACAGATAGATGGTTCCGCTATTGGTATCGTTACTAATATCGGGAGTATTAGCGTCGGTCTTCATTGTTGCAGCTAATGCTGCATCGAGAGTGAGGAAGGGTCTGGCTGCGTTACCAACTTGTCCAGTTCCATCGTTGCCGCTGTTAGAAACATAAGCGGTGTTGGAAGTGTTGATAACTGTAACGCCAGGTGGTCCTTGTGGTCCTTGTAATCCTTGCATTTTATAGACTATTGTTTATGATTAACGAGATAACTCGTTAATCTTTATACTTGATAACCGGGAACCCAGTGAGTACTTCTGCCGTCTTTGAAGGTTTGACGAACTACTATCCGACCTTCAGGGTCATGAGTTCGATTGTATACTAGAGGTTGGAAACAACCTCGTCGTCCTTCAGGATCCCAATAAGTCGAGATAGTCAATCCTCCAGCTAGGAACGACTCCTTGATAGTGTCGAGGCTAACAGTACGTAACCGTTTAACTTCATCGATTGATAGGGATTCCATCAGACGTTGAGGCGCTATTCTCGCTCGATATAAGATCTCGGATTTCAGATAGTTACCGATACCCGAGAAGTTAGACTGGTCCATGAGAAACTGACACACTTGGACTTTAGGACGCTTAGCTACTACCGATATCCACTCGTTCTCATCTACTCCTTGATCTTGTCCTAACGAATAAGCTAACATATCGGGACCGATTTCCTTAGTAACCTTAGCCATCATAGCCTGATAGTCGAACCAGATGTCCAGATTACCGAAACGTCTCGGATCTGAATACCAGAGTGTGAACGTCTCATGTTGTCGGCGTAGTGTTAACCATATGTCGGAATGCTTTATCTTCGGTCCATTGCGGTCGCTTCTCTCCAACCACCATCGTCCTGTCATCCCAAGTGTTGAGGTGATAAAGGCTCCGTTATCCAATGCGATGAATATCTTCTTACCTCGACATGTAATGGCGATAATGGTACAAGGCAGTGATAGTTGGGAATACTTCTGTATCAGCTTATGTTTCTTACATGAGTCGGTCCAATCGATGCTTAGTAATGTAGAGTTATTAACGATAGGGTATAGACATAGACAGACGGTACGAACTTCTGGACCTTCTGGCATTTAGTTCAAATATTCCCTATATAAATGTATATCTGTCCCTGTCAACTCGAGAAACAAGAGAAGAAACATCGAAAGAGTCGTAAAGAACGACATCATAAGCGTCATCGACATACATGAGGTTATCTCATGTATGTTATGCAACATTGGGAATAGGTTGTGCTTGTTGTTCCAACGCTCTTCTACGAGAAGGCGAAGCTTTGCGCCTACCCTCTCTTATCTCTCTTTCACGAATACAGTTGAGAGTATCGGTGACGACAGCGTAGGCCGCTCTAACTTGTTCAATAACATCAGGGCTAGCGAGTAGTTGTGCTTGTTCTGGTGTCAGGTCCTTCTTCTTAACTAGGTTATAAGATCCGATGATTGGATAGCTGGTATGATAGAAGATATCGGCGCTAAGTTCTCCGAGTGGTATTCTAGTACCTCCTGCACCCTTTCTATATTGAGGCTTCTCGATACTTCTTCTTCTCAGAGCTTCGAATGTGTTAGGAAGTGTCTGTCTCATTATATCATCGGCAACCAGTACAGACTTGTTATTAGGATCGGCCAGATGATGAACAGTGGTGTAGATAGACAATAGAGCGGCTAACATTCCACGAGCTAAGATACCTTCATCCTTGGCTAAGCTGAGGAAATCGGACAATGGTGGTCCTTCGATACATTCACCGTTAGGGCCTTTACTATAGGATGGACCAAAGTCAGCCGCTCTAAGGAAGTTAACCAACTCACCTGTATACAGTGAAGGAGCTCTCAAAGATTCATTGGGTTTGCCGGTACGTCTCTTCTTCTTACTTGAGGCTTGAGTGTAATATTTCACTAAGCCTCTTATAGCGTCCTTGAAGGCGGTGTTGTAGCTTCTCATGGCGGCTCTATCAAACTTCTCACCGTTGGGCAGTGGGAAATAGCCGGATGGAGGTAGGGTAGCCACGGCTTTGTTGAGATCGATCAGCTGATCGTACTTTCTAGCTAAGTCTTTAAGCATCTCAGTGAATTGTTTGGTACTGAGTGTCTCCGCGGAGAGGGATGAAGAAGGGGTCTGTTCCATTTGTAGTGGACGAGATTTGTTTAGGCGATTTAACAACCTAGTGTTAGCTAGTCAAATAGCCAATAGCGGTATGGTACCAGTTATAGCTATTAACGAGATATGAGCCGACTAATAAAGTTTGGAGTACAGTTTCGTGGCCGTGTTATCAGCATCTAACAGCTCTAAACAAGGAAGCTATTGCCTAAATGGAGTACTCTTCTTGTTTAGATACAGAGATGTCTAAGTCCTCTAAGTTGCAGGAGGAGTTATATGGAGAGGATGGCTCTGAAGTCCATTCTATCTTCTACTGGGAGTATGTACGTAAGGCTCGTAGTGGACATATGTATCTTAAGATGACACGCAAGCCTAGATCCGACGACTACTCGTTCGAGGTTGACAACAAGCACTTCAACTACTTACTGTACTCGGAACTATGGCAATTCTTACCCGAGATCAAAGTAGCTCCCAAGTTCAAGGATATAGTCCAGATATGTTATCCTTCTAATGTTGGGCTTAACTTAGTCAAGCGTGCCAGTCTATCAACCGAGACGTCTACTATCCAAACGATCGACAATGTATGGATTCTAATGCATGCACAGCATTTCATGTGCTTGGATCGCCAGCACTTCTTCAGACTAATAGGCAACGTTAAGGAGTTAACTGAATGGAATACCAGACTACCAGCCTATCAACTGACTATTCCACAGTGTTGGGATTATTGTCGTGATTATGGTAGAGCCTTACCAATCGGATTAGCCAGAGAAGACACTATCAGCCATTTATATGAGATGAGACGCAAGATTTCGTCATTGCTGAGAATCAGGGTTAAGCAAGATGATAAGTGGATAGAGACTAAGCTCAGCGCTTGTCGATTCAAAGAGCCAGTATTAGTAGGTTTAGATTCCGATGCTGAACTGCCACCTCCCGAGTTGTATGGTTGTTATGGTAAATCTCTACCTTCCGAGCTAGAGTGGAGAAGTGAACAGCCTAACGTGTTCTATACTCATGATGTGATCGAGATACCAGACCAACTTAGACACGAAGCTGGTAAGAGGTTCCAGATTCCGTTAGAGATCGAAGCGCCATGTGCGGCTATCTTCTTCGTAGCCGAACCTGTCAAAGCCATAGATAGCAACAACTACGGCAACTTCACTGATAATCCACATAACATCGAGCAGGGAACAAATCCGTTCAGTCGTGTAGCTCTAATGTACGGTAACTCTTACCGTCTACCAGAAATATCAGCCCATTACACCTCCGAGTTAGTCCCTGCACGCTTCTTCCCTATCGCACCATATCATAGAGGCTATAATGTAATATCCATCGGTTTCTCACCCAACGCTATCGATACCGATGTTACTAGCTCATTGAAAACTCTGAACGCCAAGATGATATTGGAGCTATCACGACCAGGTCAGGAAGAAGACGAGGCTAAGGACGATGATATCCTAATCCGTCCATTAGAGGAAAGTCAGGGTAAGGGTCCCTTCTACGATATCCATGTTAGATTGTTGGTCTATAGGAAGATCTCCTTCACCAATGGACGATGTGTAGTTGAAGGTGTTAATACATAGATATACACAGCCGGCTGTGTATATCATTGTTGTGAACGATACCACCACACTATCAAGATGATAATGATGATCACGATGATGGCGATTAATATCCAGGAGATGTTAGGGCTATTAATGGCTGGATTTGAAGCTGTAGGTATTCCTTCCCATATCGAAGTGTTACGAGTAGCTATCGAACTAATAGGACTATTAGATAGCAAGGTGGTGTATGTGTTGTTAGCTGTACTAATCACACTAATAGTAGTAAGGTTAGGTAATAGCTTATGTAGTTGATCTTTCTCAGCGGTAGTGAATCCATTGAAGGTTGGTTGGTTAACATACACGATACCTTCTGCTGTTGGTTCGTTGTTCAAGATGGTGAAGTTATAACCACCGTTAACCATCGAGGCCATTACAGTAGCGAAGGGACATGGAGTGATACCATGTTGTTGCATATAGCTGCTACTAGGAGCAGCTGCATTGATACAAGTAGGAGTACAACTGACAGGAACTGGTAATTTAGATGGATCGACTAGACAACCGGCGAAGTATCCTCCAATAGTGTCAGGAATAGGAGTCGACAAATCACTGAACTCCTTCCTGATCATGTCAGCTAGAGTGTCGTAGAAGCTGGAATTTTCCATGAGTCCCATGGCTGTGGTAACTTGTTTCCAACAAGTAGACACGTCGCCATCTGGAATGTTGTCGATGGGAACGGACGCGTTGGCACGAAGAGTCTTGAGACAGTCCTCGATCACGCTGAGATTAGGTTGCGTTCCTCCCTTCTCTACCAACACTTCTCTGGACGACTGGATACGTTGGCGGTAACGTAGAGGTCGTGGATTGGTTCTTCTCTGCATTTGTTAATGAATATATTCGAGTGATACCACTCGAATAGTCTATTTCCTCAGGAAGTAGATAATACCGACTATGATGATAGCCAGTACCAAGGACCAGATGAAGATCTTGGTCATGTCGGGGATGCCGTTGTGTGTTTCGGTCAGAGGGTTGAGCTGTTGTGTGAAGGATGGATTGACGAAGTATAAGATGATCCACACTATGATGAAGATGATAATGAAGTAGATCAGCAGATTGATAGCCGAAGTACTTGAAGTCTTGATCACCTCAACATTAGCACCTGGTGCTAGACTAGAAATAGGAACACCGGTTTGTAAGACAGTAGCCATTTACACTTCGAGGAATTTTTAAACCGCGTTCACCTACGTTATTACTCGTAATCGCGAAATGCGATACCGACAGGGAATCTTGGTACACCGTATTCTGATAGCTCGAAATAGCGGAAGGTATAACGTTGTCCTACAAGTCTCTGCTTGTTCTGATACCATTGGGCTCTAAGTTCAAAACTACCACGAGGACGAACAGGGAACCTATTACCACGTTGATCCTCGATCACTAACACCGCCAGACCTTCTTCCGTCCCCGTTCCTTCTATTACGTCAATTACTATACCCTCCTCGTCTTGGAACATCTTGACTTTCAGCAGATTATTAGAACGATTAGGTCTGTAAGCTGTTAAATCGACTCCACCTCTTCCACAACCCGATAGATGACGAACAATGGCACCTTCGAAACCTTCTTCCACGAAGCAATTATGGAAGTGTACAATCTCCTCATGACTATGAGCTGGAGTTGAAGGAACCAAACACACACGTTTCAAGTCACAACATTGGCTATAAGCCTCGCTAAGTAAATCCATTCGACGTTGGGTCGGTAAGTTGATGATGATATCGAACAGGTAATAGTTAACCTGGTCATTATCGGGGTGTTTAGTTTTGGTGGTTCTAACAGCTGAAATTAGCCTGTTGAACGACCAACCGTGAACGTACAGTTCTCCGTCTAGATGACAACCGGGTGGTAAGTGTGTGAACAGAGTATACAACTCCTTCCTAATCTGTTCCAGATAGGCTTGAGGTTTATTCTCACGAGATCGGAGATGTACTTGACCTCCCTCAAGCCAAGCTAACGATCTGACACCGTCTATCTTAGCCTGAACAGACACTGGATACTCTTTGATCTTCTTTGGATCGTAAGCGCTAGCTAACATAGGCTTAGGATATTGCTTGCACAGATTATCACCATTAGTGTAACCTTTGTGTGCCATCTTCCAATAGCGGTGACGAGCTTCCAGTAACGCTTGTTCGACTAATGTTCTACCTGAATTATTAACCTGAACCTTCCTCTTCTTGACTTGAATATCACCACCAATATAACCATGACGAATAACAAGCTCCGAATTCTGGAACCCCACTTGCCACATCATACGATCAGAGTAAAGAGGTTGAAGCCAGAAGTCGGTAGTAGTTGGTTGATCGGTGTAAGCTATGACGTTGTCTTGTTGTGGTGTGTCGTCATCTACTTGGTCATGTTGGATAAATCCAGTAGATGACGATGCCGAAGTTATCATGTCGATATTGCTCATTTATCAGTTAATGAGCGTCGGATATGAAGCCTAGATTAGCTACAAGCGAATCATTGTGGGAATAACAGCACATGTATGTAACCTTGACATACATGTATGTCTTCTCTATGGTTTGGTCGACTCGGTAAATGTTTTTCAAGGGTACCAAGCTATGTCTATGTATGATCGTTAAGAACGAGAGTCGTGTCATTACCAGACTTCTCGACTCTCTCGTCAGACAAGGCAAGCCAATAGTCGACTTCGTGTCTATCTTAGACACTGGCTCTACTGACGATACTGAGTCTCTTATTTATCAGTGGGCTAAGAAGCATTCCATTCCTGCTAAAGTTCATCATTCACCATTCACTAACTTTGGTGAGTCGCGTACTAAGTCGTTCCAGTTAGCCAAGAGTTCATTCCAATCCGACTACGTCTTGCTGTTAGATGCCGACTTCGTATTGGAGTTTGGTGAGCCTGTACAGCTCACAGCTCCTTGTTACATGGTTAAGCAATATAATCAGGCGTTGGAGTATTGGAATATTAGACTGATCAACACCTCATTGGATTGGAAGTGTATCGGTGTTACTCATGAGTATTGGGATAGCGGTGATAGACAAGTGGAACGAACAAACGCTATCACAATTAGAGATTTAGAGGATGGTGGTTGTAAGAGTGATAAGTACACTAGAGACACTAAGCTATTGCTATCAGAGATCAAGAATAAGAAGTTACCTCCTCAACTGCTAGCGCGTTATTACTTCTATCTGGCTCAGACTTATCGTGATCGTAAGATGTATGCAGAGTCTATCCGTTACTACAAGGATAGAATTAAGATGGGAGGTTATGTCGAGGAGGTCTTCTATAGTATCTATCAAATAGGCTACTGTTATCAGATGCTGGGACAAGACGCTAACGCTATCGTATCTTACTTAGACGCTTGGCAATATCGTCCGTCTCGTATCGAGCCATTAGTGTACATCGCTAGCTATTATCGTTACAATGGTAAGTATCAGCTGGGATTGTTGTTCGCACTTAAGGCGTTGGAAATACCACCGAGTACAGATTGCCTGTTTGTCGATAAGAGATGTTGGGACTATCTCTTAGCTTTCGAGTTGAGCTACCTAGCCTTCTATGGCGGCTTGAAGGAATTAGGTAAGCAATCGTGTGATAAGGTTCTAGCTAGTCGAGCACCAGATGCGTTAAAGAAATGCGTAGCGGACAATGTTAAGTTCTATATCTAACGCTGTGTGTTCTTATCCTAATGTAAATGACGGATACTAGTCCGATTAGAACAACCCGTCCACTTGTTACACGTCCCTTATCGCCACGAGATAATGTCCCTATTATTGCTAATGGTACGATGATCGATCGTAATTCTCTGCCTCCTATTAGGAGTATTAGACCAGTTTCCCCAGTAGCTATGTCTCCTTTGACATCTCCGAGTCCACTACCTGCTACTAGAGTTCCCACCCCCATCGTTACCCAAACACCCAACCGAGCCCCTACACCTAATACAGTTCCTACACTCGATGAACTACTATCGCCTCATAGTGTCGTGATGACACCAGCACCTCAACAGCCGGTTAGAGTATTACAATCGCCGGCACAACATGGTGGACAAACACGTCGCGTCTTTTATCGTGTTAGGAGAGGACAGGCACAACCGAGAACTCTTCCACTTCCTTATTCTATAACTCACGATGGCAGAAGAAACTACGCCGAGCTATCCATCGATGACCAATATCGTTATCAAGCGTTAATACTAGCCAAGTACAACGTATTGAGAGATTCTAATCCTTGGCTTAATATGCCTCCACTCGATCATTCTCTAACGTTAGATCAGAAGCATGATCAGTATATGGTGTACTATCGAGAAGTTTCCATCCATAACTCGACTTACAAGTATAAGCAATACCTGAGGTTGGGCTTCCGTCTGTTCGAGTTATTCGGTGTGCACTTTCTAGGTCTCAGGGTTATGAAAGGATATGCCGATACTCAAGAGGCTAACTTCACCTTATACGAGGATTATCTCAGACAAATGGCGGAAAAGAACTACGAGATCACTACTTCACAATGGTCTGTAGAAGTGAGACTGATAGTTACAGCTTTAATCCAAGCGGCTCTATTCGCTGTTATCTCCTGGGTGGGTTCTTATATCGGTGGTGGTCAACTCGGCTCGATAACTAGTTCTATCATGGGGATGTTCAATCGTCCATCGGCTCCATCAGCCCCACGAGACAACTCAGGTATTCCAGAACCTCCACAACAGGAGGGGTTTGACTTAGGTTCCATTCTTAACATAGCTCAGGGCTTTCTAGGTTCAACGACCAGACCTCCAGCTTCTAGACAGCCAGCATTCTCAGAATAGTTATCGGATGATAACATCCGATAGCTTCAAATGGACACACTGGTTATCTATACTACTCACCAATTCAACGACAACGTGGACTTCTTTATCAAGCATGGACTAGCCAATAGAGACGATGTCCATTTCCTATTCGTTATCAATGGGGATATCAAGTTACAGCTACCATCCTATCCCAACGTTGAACAAGTCAATAGGGAAAACGTAGGACACGATTTCGGAGGATGGTCTTACGGTCTATTCCTCAACGACAACTATACCAAATATCGCTACTATGTATTCATCAACTCAACGGTTAGAGGTCCCTTTATGCCTTTATGGGCTGAAGAGGATTGGATTAGATGCTTCACCAACCTGATTACCAACAATATCAAGCTAGTGGGTATATCTGTTAGCGAGGAGATACAGTCTCATGTTCAGAGTATGTTCTTTGCTACCGATAAGGTTGGTGTAGAAGTAGCCATTAACCATGGTATCTTTAGCCGACATGTTTACGAGATCGTAGATAGGTGGACTCTTATAGTTGAGAAGGAGGTAGGATTGTCTGTAGCTATTAAGAGTTCTGGTTATCTGATCGATTCCGTGTTAGACTCTTATTCTCTTCATAACCCTTACAAGTTCGGCTATTGTGGTAGGAAACTGTATCCTATCGAGTGTATCTTCGTGAAGTGTATAGACTTTTTCCCTCTGACACATATAGCCAAAGAATACTCGACTATAGTCTAACTGTAAATGGTTAACACTCTCGTCGTCTACACCACCCAAACGTTGAACGACAACGTGTCCTACTTTATCAAGCATGGGCTGACAAAATATTCGGAAGTGGACTACGTCTTCGTATCCGATATACATACTCTCCCTGATTATGTCATACAGTTACCTAGACAACAGGACGATTACAACTCATGGCTTGTAGGATTAGATGGTAGAGACTACGATTACTATATCCTGCTTAACTCTGAGGGTTGTGGTCCTTATCTACCTAAATGGGCTAAGACACCATGGTATCGCTGTCTGACTAAGATGATCAATGATAGAGTTAAGTTAGCTGGTTCAACCATTGGCTATGATGGTTGTCCATATGTCGATAAATATGCAATGGTAACAGATCGTATCGGTCTATCTATCATTGGACAAGCTATGCATAGCAAAGATCAGAAGACCATAACTAGAGCTGTCCTCGATGCTGGTTATGATATAGCTTGTTTACTGATGGCTTATCGCGGACTGGATTACCGAGTCCAAGTACCTCCTACCGACTTCTACAAAGAAGGTGTACATCCATTCGAGACGGTGTTCATTAATGTCAACACTAATATGGAGAGAGCTGCAGTAACCAACTATATGGAATGGCGTAACGTCTTCGATTGGCGTGAGTATCTGTACCTTAATAGAGACGTAGCTAAAGTATCTACAACTGCTGAGTTCGCTATTCAGCATTGGGAACAATATGGTAAGAAAGAAGGAAGAAGAGCCAGAACTCCTCTTCCCTTCGATTCCTTCTTCGATCCTCATCGATACTTGAGTAAATATCCAGATCTTCGTATGAACGGAGTAGATAGTGTAGATGCTGCTGTTGTTCACTTCCTACAGTATGGTGTTGACGAAGGTAGGAACAGTAACTAACCCTAAAATGCTAGCAATCTGCTCATGTTCCCATAATAACGATACGGTGTTATATATCGCGAGTAGATTAGACACTATCTTAGTAGTTAATGGTCCTAACGCTATCCAACATCCCAACGTTAAGACTATCAATCGCGACGATTATGGAACGGTGGTCGATGCCTGGTTTGCAGGTTTCTCATCTCGTGATAAGGACTACGATAGTTACCTGTTCCTAGATGCTAATCTATCAGGTCCTTCCTTTCCTATATGGTTCGACGGCTCTATCGCTGACTTGAAAGATGTCGCCAAGATGTTATACAATTGTCACGGTTTCCTTATTCTACAGTCGGATGCGGCTAAGATAGCCTCCGATACCGGCTTCTTCAAACATGGACAATTGGAACTGTTAGCTTCTGAAGTAGCTAAGATAGGTGAAGTATGTCGTCTAGCTGGTGAACATCCGCTAGACTCCATCTTTCATCCGTCGCCGATCCAGATACCTATTGACTTCGACTGGCGAATGTATTTATATCTCCACCAGTCGGCTCGTGATGATATCAGTGAACAAGGGGCCAAGAATCATTGGTTGACTCATCGTTATCCCTACAAAGCTCTGAGGAGCTTCGACGACCTATTCAACTGGCATACATACCTAGACAAATATTCCGATCTGAGGAACGCAGGCATTGATGATCCTCATAGCGCTCTATTGCACTTCTTCCGTTATGGTATCGAGGAAGGTAGAACCGGTATATAATACACGAGCTATTCGTGTATTATCCTCATAAAAGGATGAACTGTACTTATCGTGTTCAGATTGGAGATACAATTCAGTCTATCGCTCAGCAATTCGGTATCGGTGTTCAAGAGTTGTTAAGTCTGAATCCGGGTCTCAATCTAGAGTTCGGGTTGATACCTTCTCAGATCATTAACGTGCCATGTTTACCTAACAACTGCGAAACAGTAACTAGACAAGGAGAGACGATCAGACAAGTTCTTGATAGAATAGGGGCTAACTTCGAGGCGATTCGTGAGATAAGACTGGTTGGCGGTCAGATAGTGTACAATCCCAGTGTTCTCAATCCTATCCAAACATACGAAGGTGAAACAGTGGCTAACCTTATCAGGAGACTTGGTAATGTTATAGACAGGTTAGCTATAGTATCCAATCTACAAGTAATAGCTGGACAACTGGTCGTTAATCCATTGTGTCGGACACCTTGTGAAGCTACTACACGTCCTGGCGATACTGTTGGACTTTTGTTAGATAGAGGCTTACCGCTAGATGTGATTCGTAGTCTATTACTTATTCCAGGTCAACCTATTGGCGGTTGTCAACCATATCCTCCTCTCCCAATTAATAGCGGTTGCTACGCTCTTCTAGAGCAAGCGTTTGGAATTCTTAAGTTACCCGACAATAATCTTCGACCTGAAGAGCTGGCTATCGGTCTAGTTCGTCTTCGTCCTAATCGCTTTCAACCCTTGAGACAATTCCACGAATCTATCCTTAGAGTCCCTGTTCTGATCATTGCTAACGATAGATTCTTCAACCCGTTCACTAATAAGAAAGTTCCTGCTGCTAATCTAGTTAGACTGGATCCCGATATTTGGGAAGTTGTTCAGCCTGTTATTGGAGACATATACCAGAGAAACATTAGCGTGTACGATCTAGCGTCGGTGACAGCCTTCCTTAGTCAAGACTCTAACTTCAAGAGCGATTGTGCTGCTAACATAAGTAAGACTTACAATCCTCGCTGTCTTGGATTACTAGAATCGTTAGACTATCTCGAAGAACCTAATCTGTTTCCATCTACTTTCATGGCTCAGACTGATAGTGTGTATGTTAGGAAGTCAGTATTACCCGAGACGGAAATACCAGACTGGATTAACACTTTCGGAGGTACTGTAGTCCCTAAAATTGTAAATGGTAAGACGCTCGAGAATATAATAACTGTCTCGGCTGTAGCGTTGTATAACTATCTCAGCTCAATTGGTGATCAGGTCTGTGTTCCTAATGGTCTGTTTAACGAAGCGGCTACCTTCCAAGAACAGCTAGCTGTAGATCAACAAATAGCAGCCTCCAACCCCCGTCTTACAAGACGCGCGGCGAGACAGTTAGCTTTCGGTGAAACCTTAGCAGCTAATAATATTGGAAATAATGCCTATCTTCGTGACATCTCTAACTTAGGCAACACACCTACCGAGATCAATGCTAGAATCCAATTAGAAGCTAACACAGCCGCGACAGGATCTAGTGGCGTTAATCCTAACTTCGTGAATGGTTACATTAACAGCTCAGTAGCTCCACAACCTAATCTTAACGCAAGAGGTGGAACGCAAGCCTATCTATCACCCTTCCGTTGTCCTAATGGAGGGGAGTTGAGACCTTCACCTAATGGTGGGTTTGTTTGTTTTAATCCTATCTAAAATGGACCTACAACAGCTACAGACACTCAACGATCAACAGATTCGCGACTACTTCGACAGTATCGGCATCTCCAGCGCTGGTCTATTAACTAGACAGCAGCTATTGGATAGATACATTAACATCCTCAACTTAAACAAGGGAGGTGCTAAAGCTATTAGTAGTCCTAAGTTGATCCCAGGAGCTATCAGAGTGTATCCCATTACGGATATGAGGTGGTAATGTGAGACGCTCACATTACCAAATGAGAATACTAGCCATCGGTGACCCACACTTCAAGCTGGATAACGTTATAGAGACGGAAGCGATGATTAAGGACATCCTCCAGATCGCTAACGATGTCAAGCCCGACTACATAGCATGTTTAGGAGATACATTGGATAGATTCGCCAATATTCACGTTAGTCCTCTTGTTAGAGCTACCTCCTTCCTTCGTCAGCTGTCGACCATCTCACCTCTCATCTTACTCATTGGTAACCATGATCGACCCAATAACAATGTATACTGTACCGAACAACATCCCTTCACCTCTCTCAAACAATGGTGTAACACTACGGTAGTGGATACACCAGTACGTATCGGCTGTATCTTGGCTATTCCCTACGTTCCTCCAGGTAGATTTAATGAGGCGGTGAACACAGTAGGATTAGATGGCATTAAGCTAGTGTTAGCACATCAAGAGTTCAAAGGGGCTAACATGGGTCCTATCGTGTCAGTGGCAGGAGATGAATGGGATCAACGCAACCCTGTCGTAGTATCTGGTCATATCCACGACTATCAATGGCTGCAACCTAATATCGTGTATGTTGGTACTCCTATCCAGCATGGTTACGGTGATAAGACCGATAAGGGTGTGTCCGTATTCACTATCAATGACGATATTATGGAAACTAGATATCCGTTACCCTCTGTTCCGATTAAGTTAACTGTTACTATCTCACCAACACAGTTAGCTAGCTATCAACCTCCTCCTAATACTTTGGTCAAGCTGATAGTTAAAGGAACTAAGCAAGACATTCGTCTTATCAAGACCAATCCATTCAACAAGGACAAACGTGTTCGAGTTCAATATCAAACTATCACCGATACTAAGCCGATAGCGGTTAAGTCACGTCGTTCATACCTCGAAAACTTAGCTGATGCTATCAGAGATACACAATATGAGCGCTATTGGTTAGCAGAACTAATAGGATCATGATATAAGTGGTTACCACTTATATCTGAGCTTACTGAGATATTAGACCTCCTTGGAAGGTTGAACCAGCTACAGCGAAGATAGCACCGGCTGGTATATTTGGTGGTAATGTCAAGGCTACATTAACCTGTTCACCAGCCATCATTGGAATGATCTGAGTAATTGTATGGCTATCGATACCGTTGTTAGTGAAGCCGCGAGGTCCAGCATTAGAAGTATCTGTAACCAATGTGTAGGTAGTTGGATAGTTAACAGCGACTGGTACGGCTGGAATTCCTGGACCAGTGCCCGGCGTTCCAGGTGGTGGTGTCAGTATGAATTGGATATCGGTATTAAGATAAGTAACGGTAGAGTTACCAATACTAGTGGTTGGAAGTCCAGGTGTACTGATAGAGTTGTCTTGTAGGATAATGGTAGTAGAGAAGAGATAGTCACCAGACACCGGAGCGGTATAGGTGCTAGTTGTTGGATTGTAATAGGTTCCCGTAGGTCCACCTGTATATTCGTGAGTAGTATTCAACGGGAAGGGGAAGGGATTAACGGTAGAATTGCTGATGAACATTCCAGTAATACCAAGCACAGCATTGAACTCGTACAAGAAGCGACCAGCTGGACCGGTGGGGCCTGTAGCTCCTGGTTGTCCTATGGGTCCCATATATCCCATAGGACCAGTTGGACCAGTTGGACCAGCTGGACCAGTGGGACCAGTTGACCCTGTGGGTCCAACTACTTGCTGCACACAAGGTAAGGATACACAGCATGGTTTAGGTTTACAAGGCCCTAAGAAGGGTTGTCTTACGTTGTTACATGTCTTGAGACCATACTTACGTAACAGGCAAATATTGCAACTATTAAGACCGCAATTACAATAAAGGTTGACCATTTGGATAGTTTGGATATTTTGCTACTGTGTTTCTAATACATATTAACGTTCTTATTGTTCATAGTATCGGAGTTGTTATTTCCAATTGGTAAATATGCAGGCTGAACCTTTACTTAGTGAAGCACAGCTCAGAGAGCTAGAGAACAGTATTAAGATCCTGGCTGAAAGTCCTACTGTCAAGTTAGATGATATTAGCAACTATCCCAAGCTTTACAACTCCTACATCGCTGTTAAGTCTATCGCTTCCATTCTTTACGAAAATGGCGAATATTCTAAGCTGTTACCAATCCTTAAGTCTAACAAACCCAAGAAGCTAGTGTTAAAGCCTGGAACTATTGGAGCTTTCCTATTCGGTTGCTTAAACAGCAGTACCGTACCTAACGAGTGTACTCCAGACTGCATCGGTTCATTACCCAATAGTAATAATAACCAAGCTTGCAGTTATCAGGTTTGGGTACTTAATGAGCAACTACAACAGCTAACACCCTCTACTAGTACGTCAGCCCTAGTCTACGCTGACACTCTGACACCAGCCCAACTTACACAATTAGCCAATGCTGGTGTCACTAGTTACTCCCTAGTAACTAATAAGAATGGTAAGTATCAACAAGGACCTGTTCACACTCTTTCGTCTTCGTCTACAAATTCTCCCGATCCAGTAAATATGGGAAATAACACTTCAGCACCTGTAGCAGTACCTGCTAATTCAGCACCTGCTAATTCGGCACCTGTAGCAGTACCAACTGGCGAAATATTGGTCACACCTCAACCAAATAATACTGGTCTGATTATCGCTATTATCATTATTATCATTATCATCATCGTAATCGTATGGTTATGGAATCGTAACAAGAATAATGCGGCTATAATGTAACACGTGAGAACTCTCACGTATTATTAGAAGAGACGGCGAGGTATAGGAGATTGACGAGGTTTGGGAATGGATGTTGCAACCGGGCTATGTGTTACTCGAGGTGTTGAAGTTACTCTAGGGGTTCCTTGCTTCAACGCTTCGATGGGTGCTGTTATTCTGATGGCTTTTTGCTCTTCTCGCAACTTGACACCAGCTCCTAATGGAATAGCGGCTGGGCTTAACATATTAGTACGACAACAGGTACGAGTTACACCTAATGCATCCAATGCTTCACCCTTAGACATTCCTTGACTGACTAAGCGCTCAAATTCAGAGTTAAGAGCGCCGATTCGTTTACCACATGAAAAACAGGCTACGTGAGGAAGAATGTGAGTATCCATTTATATCAATAAATGAGCCTGTTATCCTCGATCGCGTCTGGTATTCTATGGTGTATAGGGTGGAATAGTTTGCCTCGTAACTTGGTCGAAGACTTTAGCAACTCGAAACGAGTAGTGTTATTCTCTCATTCCAGTTATTGGGATTTCGTCCTATTTTTACTATATTGGGCTACTGTTCCTTCTATTATGAGGGACATGTATGTGGTGATGAAACCTCAACCTTTCAAGTATCTAGGATGGTTATTACAACCCACGTTTATACCAGCCACTAGTATCACCGACAGAGGTTTAGGATTCGTCGACAGTACAACGAGGAGATTTCGAGGTAAGACCACTTTCCAACTCATGATATCACCAAAAGGTACTATCGTTGATGCTCCATGGCGCTCTGGTTGGTATTATTTAGCCAGAAACCTAGACGCTGAGGTACAAGTTATAGGCTTAGATTATCGACTTAAGACCGTCGTGTTTCAACCTCCTCGTTCTTTATCCGATAAAGACCAACTGGAAGCTGAGCTAAAGGAGGATATGACACACATTACACCTTTGTACACTCATCAAGAGCTCCACATTCCGGGCAACAGCGGTACGCTGTTTTCATTAAATCCTATCGCTTGTTGTATCGTAGTGCTGGCATCCGTCATCATCTACATGCAGATATGTTGAGTCCGCTCAACATATCGAAAATATCTCCATGACAAATGAATCCATTAGAGAAGTTTGCTAGAAGTCATCAACATTTAAGAATCCACAAGTGGAGTAACTACTTCGATGTGTATCTTAAGCATCTTGCCAAGTTTAGAGATAAGAATCCAACCATTGTTCACATTGGAGGAGACTCGCCTGGCATAGCTCAAATGTTAGACAAGTACTTAAGAGGCGCTAACATTCATATCCTGACCGAGAATGTCGAAGATGCCAAGTACGACCAAACCTTCCAAGGTGGACGTGTCAAAGTCCATGTTGGGTCTGTCTTGGATCACGTCTTCATGGAACATTTCAAGAAAGTGGTCAACGCTATCGATGTGGTTATCGATGGTGGAGATCACCAAGTAGATAAACAGCGCGCAGCGTTTGCTAGTTTATACCATTCGTTGAAGCCTGGTGGTGTCTATATAACTGAAGCAACTCATACCTCCTATTGGCATAGTTGGGGAGGTGGACTTAAGAAGGGAGGCACCTTCATCGAATATGTCAAAGACTTAGTAGATCAATTACACCGTAAGCATATATTGCATCACTTCAATCAAGGAAACAAGGACATCGGAAACGATATCAAAGATAGTGCTAAGTCAATCGAATTCCACGACTCGATAGTGGTAGTTCATAAGAAGGAAGAGGGAGAAGTCGAACCCGATGTAATATTATCGGGTTCGGACAATCATGGTCAGCTAGCAGACCTAGACTACCAGGATGACAAAGAAGCGCTATTAGCTCAACATCAAGCTGACAAGGAAGCGCTGCATAATCAACTCAAGGATAAGGAAGCACAGTTAGCTCAACATCAAGCTGACAAGGAAGCACTGCATAATCAACTCAAGGATAAGGATGCACAGTTAGCTCAACATCAAGCTGACAAAGAAGCACTCCGTAAACAACTCAAAAATAAGCAAGCGCAGTTAGCTCAACATCGAGCTGACAAGGAAGCGCTTCGTAATCAACTCAAGGATAAGGAAGCACAGTTAGCTCAACATCAAGCTGACAGAGAAGCGCTTCGTAATCAACTCAAGGATAAGGAAGCACAGTTAGCTCAACAACAAGCTGACAGAGAAGCGCTTCGTAATCAGCTGAGAGACAAAGAAACACAGTTAGCTCAACAACAAGCTGACAGAGAAGCGCTTCGTAATCAGCTGAGAGACAAAGAAACACAGTTAGCTCAACATCAAGCTGACAAAGAAGCGCTTCGTAATCAACTCAAGGATAAGGAGTCGCAGTTAGCTCAACATCAAGCTGACAAAGAAGCGCTGCATAATCAACTCAAGGATAAGGAGTCGCAGTTAGCTCAACATCGAGCTGACAAGGAAGCGCTGCATAATCAACTCAAGGATAAGGAGTCGCAGTTAGCTCAACAACAAGCTGACAGAGAAGCGCTTCGTAATCAGCTGAGAGACAAAGAAACACAGTTAGCTCAACAACAAGCTGACAAGGAAGCGCTGCATAATCAACTCAAGGATAAGGAGTCGCAGTTAGCTCAACAACAAGCTGACAAGGAAGCGCTGCATAATCAACTGAGAGACAAAGAAACACAGTTAGCTCAACAACAAGCTGACAAGGAAGCGCTGCATAATCAACTGAGAGACAAAGAAACACAGTTAGCTCAACAACAAGCTGACAAAGAAGCGCTGCATAATCAACTGAGAGACAAAGAAACACAGTTAGCTCAACAACAAGCTGACAAAGAAGCGCTGCATAATCAACTCAAGGATAAGGATGAGCTATTAGCTCAACATCAAGCTGACAGAGAAGCGCTGCATAATCAACTGAGAGACAAAGAAACACAGTTAGCTCAACATCAAGCTGACAAGGAAGCACTGCATAATCAACTCAAGGATAAGGATGAGCTATTAGCTCAACATCAAGCTGACAGAGAAGCGCTCCATAATCAGCTGAGAGACAAAGAAGCGCAGTTAGCTCAACATCAAGCTGACAAGGAAGCGCTTCGTAATCAACTGAGAGACAAAGAAGCACAGTTAGCTCAACAACAAGCTGACAAAGAAGCGCTGCATAATCAACTCAAGGATAAGGATGAGCTATTAGCTCAACAACAAGCTGACAAAGAAGCACTCCATAATCAACTCAAGGATAAGGAGTCGCAGTTAGCTCAACAAATAGAGAAACAAACAGATGATAAGGAGACATCATCTCAACAAGTCGGCAAAGAGTCGGAACAAGATGTTCAACAAGCTGCTGATGAAGTCAACGAACAGAGGAATGAAAGTACGAAAGACGCGGAAGATCGTGAACAAGTAGCTGACAAAGACATAGTAACTCACGAGTCCGAACAATCAGATAGTCAGAGCACACATAGCGAGACCACTGGAAAGAAGAAGAAAGGACTGCGTAAACTTCTAAGCTTCAGAAGAAAGAAGAAGAACTCCTAAACATTGCGATAGTCGAGACACCTCGACTATCGACGTAAGTTGATTATAAATGAACAGTGCAGAGCATACGATCGCTATCCTATCCACGATCTCAAGTATTAGCTACGCCAATCTCATCAACGTCTACTTCTTGACTTGGTTCTTGCTTCCCGCATTATCTCACATCATCAAGCCGCTACCTGTCCTTAATAAGGCTATCAACACCTACAACGATGAGGAGTGGAGATTATCGTTATTGTGTTACTGTTTTGGTGACTTCTTGTTATCCTTCTCAGAGGGTCAGGATATTCCTCTAATGATCGGTATGTCAGCTTTTATCTGTGGTCATATGATATATCTAAGACGAGACAAGTACTTCATTACCAACTACTTACTGTACTTCTCCTTAGTCTTAGTGGCTACTACAGGACTGGATATCGGGACAAGGGCGTTGTTATCTACTTATTTTCCCGTCTTGATTCGCTGCTTGACATTGGCGCAACAACAGGATCGCGATAGGGTTTTGGGATGGATGTTATTCTTAGCGTCCGATGTGTTACTGGCCCATTCGATGATTAGTGGAACTAACTATGGTAAAGTTCCCTTGTTCATGTATTGGCTGTCTATCGATCTTCTATAGATATCAGTGTTTTCACTGATATCTTTAAGCGTAAGTACCTAAGGCTTCCGATCCTGTACCTTGCATTCCAGCACCATAAGAACCAACATTAGCAGCACCAACATTGGCGGTATTAACACTAGCATAAGCGGTGTTGTTAGATCCTACTCTAACTCTCCCTGGTGATCTTGAACGTCTTGGTGAGCTGTAAATGGATCTATGAGGTATCTCGCCAGCTGCCATCTCTCTACTCAAGTCTTGAGCGGCTTCAGCACCAGATACTCCAGGATGTTCCTTTGCATACTCGTGAATCTCTTCCCACCATGGATTACCTCTTGGTACGTGAGCACAAGTAGCTTCAACGTAAGAGCCACGTCTTGGGATCAACTTACCGTTGAAGCTGGCCATGGTTGGATTTCTATAATAACCCTCGCGATAGTAGGTGCCAGCTGGACAGTCTTGAGGACCGGAAGGAACAGATCCTATCTTGTGATGGCTTCGTCTTCTTCTGTGTCCATTCTGGTAACTTCTCTCTGTGGCTTCAATCTCCTTCTCATATGACTTTAACTGACCAGACTGTTGAAGTCTCTGATATTCGAGTTCTCCAGCTGTAACAGGTCTTCTCAACACTTGAGATCCTGAACGTCTGGGTGATCCAATAGCTACCTCGGCGTTACCTGAGCTATTAGCGTATTGAGTCTTACCTAGACTTCTACGCTTTGCCCATGAATCTACTCTTTCGTCGTCTTTATCTCTCATAGAGAGACTAGACCATCTGTACTCCTTTGGCTTACGATGATACTTCTCTTCTTTTGTGAAACCTACGCGATAGCCGTTAGAATGGAGAGCTTTGGCTGTGGCGTTGATCATATCCTGTCTATTCATTCCATGCTTATACAATCCATTACGTTTAGTGTAATCAAGTAACTCATTGTCTGAGTAAGTGTTGTCCAAGTGATTAGTAATAGTATCGTAGTCTGACATCCTTTGACAAGGATAAAATTGTATAAATGAGAATTGTAATACGACACTCAGATAAGCTATATAACAACAAAGCTGGTTACGGCCACGATCCTCCGTTAACAGACAGAGGGAAAGTTAGAGTTACTGCTCTAGCTACCTCTCTAGTTAAACGGTATGGAATACCTATAACTATCGTATGCTCTCCATATCTTCGCTGTCGTCAAACAGCTAATATTCTGCACCGTGTAGTGGCGGATACATATCGTATCAATGTAGGTATCAGTTGTGATAGATTGATTAGCGAATACTTAGGTAATTGTTCCAATGTGCCTATAATGGTGAAAGAAGACACGTTACTGTTCGATCCACCACACCCTGAAACCTTTCATCAGATGGAGTATCGAGTTCGGCTACACAATGATAACATGAGAGATTTCGACCGTCTTCGTCAACCAATATGGTTCGTTACTCATGGCTTGATCATCGACCGATTAACTACAGCTATGGGTTTCACACCACCTCAGAACATACCAACACTATCGTTTGTAGTCTTTTATCAGAGAGGGTCCGACATTCTGGGGTGGTACAAACGCGGAAAACGTATCAAGCGTCTCAAACGTTAAGCTTACGAGTCGTTCGACTCGTAAGGTCATACTGTGAACAATAACCCTCTAGCGGCTAACTCTTGCTGTAATAGCTGACACATATTAGCCACCGCCATTCCTGTCATATACCATCTAGTGAAGAATTGGATCTTGTCAGGATCCATATCGGCTATTCTAACTCTAGGCGATTCGGTCATGTGCTTAATTAAGTAAGCCTGTGCAGTCATATCATCCATTCCACTATCGACGATATTAGGTGGTTCGATACCTAACTGCCACATCACATCGATCAGATCCGGCTTTCGCCACGTTTTGCATATCTTACCTCTGTTAATCTTACGGGCGTCTTTGATGGCTTGAGTTGCCTCGGTGGTTTTGTCTCGGATACGGAACTTCTTGTCAGCCAGTACACTGCCGTAGATATCATGTTGTTCATAATATTCTAGACGTTGTCCAATGACCAGCTGGATCATCTCAGAGTACACTGGCGTTTCATATTCTGTAGTGTCTCTGAATCCCACTTCTTCAGATGGCTTATAGATTCGAAGTCTGCCAGCAGCGTTATTGAAGTGAGCTACTACTGCGTAGGCGGTCTTATCGTAGCTTTGTGAGTATAATGTGTGAAGATATACTATCTCAGTGTCCGATTCTTCATCGGGGCTAGGAATGTTCAGGTCGATGTTGTGGATATTGACCCTCTTAACCTTTCCAACCTTAGGGCTCTTTCTTAATCCGCTAACTCTAGAATTGATAACCCCTTCGATTCGCAGAATCGAGTTAACAGGTTCATGGAACCAATATACGAACGATTCGAATATTTCCAGAACTTTATCGGCCCAAGCTCCTGCTGTCTTATTAACATAGCCAACATAAGCGGCTTCCAGTAGCACGATCTTACTAGGTAGATTCAAATTATCTACCATATTACGGAATTCAGCACTGTCAGGATCCATCGCTTCCAACGTGCTGATGATTCCTTCTTGATATGGTGCTTCGAGACCTACTGAGTACTCGGTAATGTTTTGACGCTTGATAGCTATTAGATTACCGACATAATAAGTACTAGACTTAGAACCCTCGACTAGAGGATAGTCGCGCTGAATGAACACGTTGTCGCCATCCAGTCCTACGAAGCCTTCGAAGCCGAATCGATCTGTCACCACTGTCTTGTTAGTTATCAACTCCTCTAACGCTAGCAAGATATCTGTATGACTATAGTTCATACTATCATACAGTTCCGATAAAGTTACCAACGGACTGACTAACAGCTTAGCCTTCAGCGCCTCAGCTATTTTATCGGTAATAGTTCCTGAGTATAGCATGTTATAGGAAGGCATAGCCTCCACGATTTGTTCACGAGTTGGTGGAGCGGACACACAAGGATAATCGCATATATCATAGTCACAAGCAGCGCTATAGTCGATATCGGTTGGTCTCACGTTACGTTTGTAATGAATCTGACAATCGAAGGCTACCTGCTTAAGTATTCTCTCCATTCGTCGAATGGATATATCCTTCTGTTCCGCCATTTGGTAGATGTGGAGATCGGTGGATAGCAGCTCCGTTTCAGTCAGTGAGGCGTGTCGGTAGATATAAACAGGGATTTTAGCACCATCGGGATTAAGTCCTCGCTCTATTAGCTCCGCTTTGGCTTCTGATAATAGAGCGACGTGACTAGTTGTTCTAATAGCTCGACTTATGGCTTGATAGATATGAGACTGATTCCAGGCGGGACCGAATAAGTGGACTTGGGTGACGTTGGCTAGATTAAGTCCAACCTTGGAGATAGGAGAACCGATTAGGATTTTGAGATACTCTCCGTGGCGATTATCGTAAGAGTTGAACAAGTCCTGAATAGCTGCACTGCGAGCTGGTGGTGTATCAGATGTAATCATAGCGAATCTCAGACGCTTATCGATAGTAATGGTCCTTCGTCCTTGACCGGATGAAGCACACACCGGCTTGAGACCTCCTTCGACAGAGGTAAATGGTGAAGAGTTGGATACAAACTGCTCGATACCCATACTACGAAGAACTGCGCCAATAATACTAGCGCCACCAGCATCCTTGAAGTCGCAGTAGATAAAGGTAGAACCCGGTTCATCGATGACGATAGGGAGCATTGTAGCCAACTTAGCTGACAACTCATGTAGACGATTAGGGATATAACTGTCCAACTCTGGGGTTAGATTATACATATCGGCTCCCACCTTAATCGTGTAACGCTGAAACGATTCCTTATCATAGCCGCCGTCAGGGAATACGAAGTTGGAAGCCATTCTACTAGCTGTATAGAAGTTATTGGATCCTCCTTCCAAACTGTTGTGATAGCCTTGTAGTTGAATACTCGTCATAGTACTAGGATACACTATCGCTTGAGCTGTAACAATCCTATCACCTATCTTGTACTGAGCATCCATAATATTGCCAACATAAGAAGGAACGATACCCGTATCTAGTTCACGAACATAGGATACTAAACCTCTGAAGTAAGGTTCTAACTGTTCTAATGTTGCTGTGTCGTAGTTAGATAACCGGAGCTGGCGATCTAATGGTAATATGAGATTCATTACATCGGCGATCTCTGACACATCGTCGATCATTGGAGTAGCCGAAGCAAGGACGACCTTAGATCGTTGGATGAGATGGAACAGATAATGAAGAGTGGCGTAGTTCCTCCTACCCTCCTCTTCAGTAGTTGTAGAATAGTCGGACCTTATGTTCTGAACTTCATCGATAATGAACATAGTATCATCATATAGCTCGTGTAGTTTCTGATCTGATAGATTTCTTCTAATTATCTCATTGACGAAGGTGGAGTAGGTCTGAATGGAGTAGTAAGGTTCGATAGCTCTGGTCACGTTAATCTTCTGCTGTTGTTCGGTAGTAGCGTTGATAACGCTTGGTGTTAGATAGGTTCCATTGGTACAAACACACACTAGCTGCTTCTTCAACTCGGCGACCAGAATAGGACCACGAGTTAGGAAGTAGATACGCTTAATATTGGTACGTTGTGGACGAATGTAGTCTTCGATAAAGTTAACTGTCTCGGCTATTATGCCTCCTTTCAACGCTTCAGCACTACCAAAAGCTGTACACGTCTTACCTGTACCGGCTCGATGTATCAGTAACAAACGATCGTAGGCTATCAAGAATCGTCGTATCAGTTCTTGATGCTTATAAAGATGACCAGGAGCAGGGACAGGCTCTGTAACGTCGGAAGCCAACTCAGAGAACTCTCTCCTAGCTGTTATAAGTGTTTGGAAGTCTGGATCGTCCTGTGAAGGATAAGTGTAAATTAAATCGGATAGACGCGTAGCGTCAGAAGTGAGTTCGTGTACTTCCATTTACATCTTAGGATAATAGCAGTATTCCACTGCTATTATAACACTACGGGTTCGAACATGATCTCCTCTATTCCCGCTGTTGCTTCGTGTGGTTTAACTTTAATAGGGCAGTCGTTATTAGACAGTAGCTTCTCGATGGCTTGTAGATTCTTGTCGATAATCTTAGTGATATCCTCGCTATAAGTGGTGTCGCTGATGCTACGAGGAGAAACTTCTGCATCTGAAGGCTTAATCACGGCCAGGTAAGCCAGTAGTTTCAAATACTGATCGCCATTATACTTGCCGGAATATACCAGAGGTTCTAATAGAGAAGCCAGACCGCCCTCACCACTAAGATGTCTCTTAATAATAGCCTTCTGGAATTCTCGTTGTAGCTCCTGATTCTTGAGCTGATAGATGGTGTAGTGATGAATATTAGGATTAGCGTCTAGCTCAGTTAATGGAATTGCGCCAGGTTCCGATAAGAATATTAAACTAACGGGTTCCGATGAGAAAGTGTTACGTTCCCATAATCCGTATAAGGTTCCACCATCGTTCTTGAGAATCTTAATAATACCTTGATTGCTGGTAGCCTTCTTCTTCTGTGGTTGAGACACTAGACTGTCCAGTGCCTTAGTGTGTCTTCTAGGTAGATACATTTCCACGGTTAGCTATTTTAGAAGCGTAGAGACATCTCTACGCTTTCTCGGCTTGGAGTATCTTGAACAACAGACTGCTAAGTATTGTTAACAGCAATTAACTTGGTTCCAAGTTTGACAGTTGTTATTCAGGCTGTTACAGCCACAGTTGGTAGGTAAGAGACTGTTACAGCCACAGTTGTTATTCAGACTGTTACAGCCACCATTGGATATGAGGTTGATGCAGTTGCAGTTGCTATTGCAGTTAACCAATCCATTACAGTTGCTATTGCAGTTAACCAATCCATTACAGTTGCTATTGCTATTAACCAATCCGTTGCAGTTAACCAATCCGTTGCAGTTGCTGTTGCAGTTAACCAATCCATTGCAGTTAACCAATCCATTGCAGTTAACCAATCCGTTGCAGTTGCTATTGCAGTTGCTGTTGCAGTTAACCAATCCGTTGAGGTTGTTACATCCAATACATTGACAACAAGCGGATTTAGGAAGTAGAGAGAATGGTTGACCCAAACAACTACAGTTAAGGCTGGAGGCGAATAACTCCTCTAAGGCTGCAAGAGGATACAGTTCGCAGTTGGTAAAGCCTGGAAGGCTCAAAGAGGTCAAAAGATTACGTGGAATAAGCTTGTGCTTCTTGACGCCGATGATAGCTATCAACACTATCTTGGTATCGTTCTCGCAGTATTCAACTATCTTGATCAGTGGCCTCTTGCAGCACTTCTTCTGGAACAATTTGAACAGATGACGAACCAAGTGTCTATGTCTCTTGTAGTTACTATTAGGGATCAGGAAACGCTCGAATCCAAAGATACCCTCATCACCATTCAAGCAATTGTATGCTAGGAAGACTTTGAGGTTGACGTTACATTTAGCAGCGATACCTTGATAAGTATCGTCTTGATTAGCTAAGTAGTACTGTATGAGCTCCATTTATCGAACGGATAAAATCTGACAAGCTTGTCGAGCAATCTTTATTGGTTTTCCACTGTTAATGTAGCTAGTTCGATAATATCGTCTAGACTCATCAGAATCATATTATCGGGATTTAGTTGTTTATATCTATCGAGTCTCTCTCGCCTCATTGGACTGTTGGAACCACCAACCAACTCCAGACCATACAATTGTCCATAGCGACAAACGACGTAGTAGCTACCCATGTAGTTATATCTGAACAAGATAGGTTCTAGAAGACTGTTAGCCTGCAACAGTTCCATAGCTAACTCATCGTCTCGCTCAAAGTCCAGTTGTTTAAGCTTGTCGTATGTATCCATTTCAAGACATATTGTCTTGAAATGTTGCAACTATTAGCACTAGTAGCTGTTATCGCAATGGCTTTAATCCTATTTAATGACTGCGATCCAGCTAGTTCTTTCGTCTTCGCTATCTCAGTGTTTGTCACGTTTATCTGGCTTACTCCGAGATTGGATGGAGTGTTCAAGCGTAGCTTGTGGGTCACTGTTAGATATCTGAGTATCTATCTACTAATCTTAGTCATCATCGCCTCGTATGTGATGAATTACGGCATTAGTCATCCTAAGAATCATACCATCTGTATGTTCAAGACATGAGCAACGCCGAAGCTATGAAAATCAATGTAATAACAGATGCGATGATCCATAACCAGAAGAAGAAGTTATCATCTTCCTCTTTTAGAAATTCGGTAGGTTGAGGAGGGTCGATGGATTGAGGTGGATCTGGTTCGGTGGGGATAACACACACTTCGGACACTTGCTTACAATAGTCGTCGTAGAAGGGTAGAAGATACGGAGTTGTAGCGGCTATCTTAATACGATTTGCAGGATCGCAGTATTCCTCTTTGCTCGGTGTATCCATTTCTATGTTGTAAATGGCTGGCAATAACATCTCTAAGAGTGTGGTAGATACTACCGTTAACTCGTTCATCAGTGTTATCAACGAGACAGCGAACCAATGTGTGAGTACAGTGACCGTTAGCCAAACTGGTAAGATTGAGGCTGATAACGGTTCGACGATTATAGTACCTGGTTCAATCAAGGCACGACAGGTAGCAGTTCTAAACTCATCATGTTATCTAGCAGCAGTGTCTAGTAGTAAGATAGACCAAGCTATTATGCTCAAAGCTAAACAACAAGCCGATGCAATCACGACAGATCTCAATCTTCTAGGAAGTGCAGAAGCCGAGACTATCTATAAATCTGTGGTTAACCTAGGTATGCAAATCCTTAACTCTGTTAGGAACACATGTACAGCTCAGGCTATCGCATCTCAAGATATGAATGTGATAGCTAGGAACGGCTCCGTTATCGTTGCTAAGGAGATAGACTGGGATCAGAACGTCAAGAACGTAACTACCTGCGTTATCGAAAGCTCCAATGTTATCGATGCCAAGAATAAACTGGAGCAAGATATAGCTCAATACTCTAAGTCTGAGACTAAGTCTAGCATCTCAACTATAGCGATTGTGGTTGTGATAGCTATTATTGTGATTGTGATCGTGATAGGAGTGGTGGCGTACTTCTTCCTCAAGTCTCCAGCAGCCTCACAGCTAGCACAAGCAGCTCCTATGTTATTGTAACTGAGGTTGAATGAAACAATGAACTAGTGGAATAGTTGACGATTACATGAGTTAAGGAGTCTGATGGGTTAGAACCTGAGCTCGGCTTCTCGGTTGGATGTGGAAGCGCTAGAACATACATGTTCTTGTGGATGATACAAGAAGATGTAAACAGGCGTTGAGATTCCAAAACTCACATATAGGAGACGATATCACGGCCTTGATCATGGGATAGTTTCCGACTCCATAAGTCGAGTTAACACCTGTTGAAGGTTAGAACCTTCCAAGATGTACATCTTCTTGTGGATGATACAAGAACATGTAAACAGGCGTTGAGATTCCAAAACTCACATATAGGAGACGATATCACGGCCTTGATCATGGGATAGTTTCCGACTCCATAAGTCGAGTTAACACCTCTGTAAGGTTAGAACCTTCCAAGATGTACATGTTCTTGTGGATGATACAAGAAGATGTAACGAGTTGTTAGATTCCAAAACTCACATATAGGAGACGATATCATGAATATGGGATAGTTGATAACTCCATAAGTCGAGTTAACATTTCTCTAACCTTAGAGAGCGCCTTGCACTCACCTTCTCAGTCGGATACAAAGCGTCCGACGCGGAAGCACTCGAAGATGTACATCTTCGTGTATCATCCACACGAAGATGTAAACAAGCCGGATGCGAAGCATCCGGCTCTCGGTTATATCGTGGCTTCGCCACGATATAACCCGGAAGCCTGTTAAGATTCCAACCCTAACCTCGACAAGGGATGTTAACGTATTCATCGTGTACATGTTACGCTTTAAGTCGATAGTACTCGATATAGCTCTTGAAAGTTGGGATTAACCTTTGCTAACTCTCTCAGTTCTTGAACGTTGGATCGACTGGCTTTGTAGCCACCAGGGAGTGTTAGGACACCATTACGATAGCCTTGGATCAACTCTCGAGGTGTGAAACAATCATAATCGACAGCGGTACCGAAGGCTATAGCGTTATCTCTATTACCGTTAGCGCATTTCATGTTGATGGGCATAAAGAACATAGGAGTAGTTAGACTAGTGATTAGACGCTGGATTAACTGTTTACGACTATTATAGGGTGGATAGATACCCATGAGATTAAACACATCATTGTCTGTATAATGATTCAGTACGCTAGGATTATTAGCTATCTGTTGTATCGTTAACGGTTCAGTATAGCCGTCGACAATCACTGGACTATAATCTGCTAAGTTGTTCTCGATGTAAGTCTTGATATCGAAACCTGGAGGAACAACCATACCTAGAGCACTAGCTACCTGTTCAGGACTGTGAGTTTGCAGAGCTTGATACCAAACGGCTAATGGATCTATCTGTGGTGTAGCTAATGGACTAGGTCTAGCTTTGACATGAGTAGACTCGGCTTCTCTGATAGCTTGGACCATTTGACTTCTTGTTTCGGGTTTCGTCTGCTTTGTCTGTTGTTGATAAGTCTGTTGTATATTGGGTGATTCGGCTAGTCTCTCTACTCGATTAGTAGGATTAGCACCCACTAAGAGGTTATGAACCTGTTTAAGTGTTGGAGATAATGTACCAGGTGCTGCTGTGCTTAAGTAATGAAGGATATTATCGATGATTTCCTCCTTACTCGCTCTGACACCAGTGTTTTCCAATCTAAGCGACTTAGCTAACTCCTTCAAGTCAGAAAACTTCATAGCGTTGAGATAGTTAAAGGCTAACTGTCTCCCTTGTTGTGTTATGAGGGGTTGTGTTCGGTTAAGATTAAGTGAAGGATTGGAAGGCGGAGACGCTAGAGGCACTAAGTTGGCTACTACTGGGGGTTCAATTCCTTCGATCTCTTGTAGAAGGTTAGTCATGTTATAGCCGATGATCATATCTGCTAAGGCTTGATCTGGATAACCACCATGGTAACGAGGCTTGATGTTGGAAAGGTAATAGTCGACTTGTGATGGTAGTAATTGGCTAATCTTATCGATTAACTTGTTCAACTCTTGTTCACCAACTAATATACCACCCAATCTAATACGAGCTAATAGCGCAGCGATGTGTGTAGGTCTGTCCTGAGTTTCTTCTTTTACCATGTGTATCCAAGATGAAGGTACGCTAGTATCTTCCTGAACAGCTTGGAACATGTCTTCCAGCTCCTCGGGCGAATAAGTTAGTAACTGTTCCACTTGTTGATCTAATAAGACTTGTCCAGGTCTTGATGGTGCATAGAAATAGGGATATAAATCGGATGGAAAGTCGTGATACACCTGTTCAATGATAGTCTGATAATCGATGTAATGCTTAGCTACATCTGGGAAGTCGTATACTTTACTGGCCGACATTGGCGGCTTTCCTTCGTAATATCTATTCAGCTCCTGACTTAGGAGGTTCACGAACTCTTGGTCTTCCATTTTAATGGTAGCCGATAATAGTGAAAGTCGTGAGATTCTCACGACTTTAACGTCTATCTTCTCCTTGGTGGAGGTGGCAACTTGTAAGATTGATACGTTTGCACTTGATAGCTGGGTTGTGTCTGTTGATATCTAGATGGAGATGCTTGATATCTAGATGGAGATGCTTGATATCTAGATGGAGATGCTTGATATCTGGGTTGTGTCTGTTGCACTTGATATCTAGGTTGTGTCTCTTGAACTTGATAACTAGGTTGTGTCTCTTGAACTTGATATCTAGGTTGTGTCTGTTGCACTTGATATCTAGGTTGTGTCTGTTGCACTTGATAACTAGGTTGTGTCTGTTGATATCTAGATGGAGATGCTTGATATCTAGATGGTGTGATTCTGCCAGGTGTTCTAGCTGGTGGTGGAGGGAGTCCTTGTTCTTGATAAGTCATCTGCTTAACCCGAGTTGGTGTACCTAATCTAGTGGGTGTAGCGTAAGATTGTCTACCCGTCAGAATATCGTAAGCTATAGCTGCTACAGGCGATACATTGTTGACGTTACCTTCCATCAGGTTAGTCAGTAAGGCTCTAGCAGCACTGTCCTTACTACGTCCAGGACGATATGGACTATTTGGACCACTAGTCAAAGCTACCGCATCTCTGATTTCCTTAAGTGGAAGAGTCATCAGGTATTCGTATGCTTGTTGATAAGCTACAGTATTAACGACCGGTCTTCGTTTGGCTTCATCTATTAACTTAACCAAATTAGGAAATCTGTCACCTAGCAGACTACGATTCGAGATGATCGACCAAGCTAAGTAGTTAGCCAATTGTTGGTTAGTACCTGCTGGCATTGTTTCGATGAATCCAGCTCTAAACATCTCGCCTAACAGATTGTTGATATTGCGAGGTGAGTATTCTCTCTCGATTAACTCGGCTAGTTTACTGACTTGTGCGCTATTAACTTCCTCGTTAGAAGTAGGCGATACACGTCCCCCTTGGTCTACGAATGCGACTGGTGAAGCTCTTGGAGATGTTCTACCTCCTCTTGGTGATACATTTCCTGCACGAGGTGATACATTTCCTGCACGAGGTGACACTTTTCCTGCACGAGGTGATACACGTCCCTCTTGGTCTACGAATGCGACTGGTGAAGCTCTTGGAGATGTTCTATTGCTTCTAGGTGATACATTTCCTCGAGGTGACACACGTCCCCCATGGTCTACGAATGCGACTGGTGAAGCTCTTGGAGATGTTCTACCTCCTCGAGGTGATACATTTCCTCGAGGTGACACACGTCCCCCATGGTCTACGAATGCGACTGGTGAAGCTCTTGGCGACGTTCTACCTCCTCTTGGTGACACATTTCCTGCACGAGGTGACACTCTCACACCCTCATTGATCGGTACAAACTCCTCCATGTCGTTGTTTGCTCTTTGAGATGAGGAAATGGGTGACATGTCCCTGACTGTTCTAGGAGATGTCGATGAAGTAGTGGGAGTGAATTGTAGAAGTTGCTCCTCTCTTTGGCCGATTGGAGTGTAGAATTGAGTATCAGAAGCAGTGTCAGTCGGAGTGAATTGTAGAAGTTCTTCCTCTCTTGGACTGATTGGATTACTCAAGCTTGTATTCATTTACCAATAACGAAAATAGTTCTCGAACTGAGTTAAGACATTGTCCTAACTCATCCGTTGAATATGGTGTTAGCGTTAGTGACTGCGGTAGGAGATACTGGCAGAACGAAGGCGCCTAGAACAGCAGACACAACGTTAACGGTAGTACTACCTGTTGTTATAGCTTCGACGGCTAAGATGAAGCCAGTACTTGACGTAGGTTCAATTAAGGCATTGAGCGGTACTATGTCTTTGGTAGATGTTCCTGGTTCGGCGCCGTAGTAATAGTCGAACTCAAACTCATAAGAGTTGGGATTGGGATATGTCTTACTATCGGCTAAGATAACTCGATACTTAACGGGTTGGCTTGGATTGGTACGTGATAAGGTGATACTTCCACTAACAGTTAGGAAGGTGTTAGGAGAAGCCACGAAAGTTGCAAGATTAACCAACGAGTTGAAAACGATAGGGATGGTAGTGATGGTATTACTATTAATGGATAGTGGAGTAGATGGAGAGTAGATACCAAAGAAGCCATCCTGAATAACAGTTGCAGGTCCATGAGGACCTTGTAAACCTTGAAATCCTCGAGACATTTATAGGAACATAATCGTAATATTACGATTATGTTACATGCAACATATACAGTAGCGCAGCAATGAGGGAATAGTGGGAATGGCTATCGGGACAATCATTTGATACCCAATCTTTTCAACTCTTGTAGCATGGCTTTCTTCATCAGCAGAAGACGCAGCTGGTTGTCGATAGGCGTCTTGTTGATTCTGACGCTGTTGTCCCTCTTTCGTCCGAAGTATTGACTGTGAAGTTTCTTAACCTTAGTCTTGAGTCCACGTGTATCCGCTAAGATTCGAAAGGCTTGTTCGTATCCATTGCCTTGTTGTAAGGCTTGCGTCACTTGTTCCTGATGTCCCATCGCACTGAGAGTAGTAAACAACTTATACCAATCAAGCTCCCGATAATAGTTATCTAACTGTTGTAGTTGGTTCTTATAGCCGACACTGATCAGCTGTTGAACGCAATTGGCTAACATTCTCTCTATGTAGTAGACACTATCTATCTGTTCGGCTTGCGGTGTTCCTCTCCTCTCCAGATAAGTATCCACTAGTCTCATCTTCTCACCTAGAATCTTGGACTCACATTCAACGACGACATATTCTAGACGAGAACCAGGCTCCATCGGTTTACCGATTTTATCTAACTCCTTGGAGAACACGTTCATGAAGTAGCCTTCGTTCTTATAGTCTGAACCCAATGTTCTGATGATGCTCAACTTCTGCCAAGGAACTTCTCCGCGTACCAAGGCTAGAATCTCTTCATTGACTAGATCTAATACTTCCGATAGCGTAGCGTTGATCATGATCTTCTTAAGCACCTTATCGTAGATCTCCCTCTGCCACTTACAACCATCTCTACGTGCTAGCACAATGCCTTTGTTCATCAGAGCTGGTTGCCCCTTCTTATCCAGCTTATACTCGAAGCTATCACGATCAATCAACCAATAACTGTACTTCTTCTTACAGATGGACAACATACGTCCAGCCTTCTCAAACTCCATTCGTAGAGGTGCAGGATACAGTTTGTTAATCTCGTCCTGTAACTTATAGCCCCATTCAATGGCTTCCTTGTTAGTCTTGACGAAGGGAAGCTTAACCATCGTCGAGTCGGTGTCGTTATATATGATAGTAGCCTGATATGTATCCTTGAGATATTGGTTAGCTTGTAGAATCAAGGTTTTACCTATAGCGCAGATAGATCTAGCCCCTTCGATCAATGGAAGATAACCTGTGGCCGCTCCCAATGCACCAAATACAGAATTAGCGCACACTTTCAGAGCTAGTTGTCTCTTATCGGCTACCAGATGTATTAGCTTCTGTTCCTCAGTCAGATCGGGTCTCGGATTACCTCCCGAGTCTTGGAGAGGGGCTAGGATAGTCTTACGTACTTTGGATCGTTGATTGACTAAGTTGTCGCACATCTTAGGTAGAAGTCCTTGTGGTTGCTTAACGAAGCGATAGCGATAACTCTTCCCTTCATCCTCCCAGCATAGAACGTGACACTCATCGTCTGGAATGGTTGACTCCTCGGGCACCAGAGTAGTGTAGCAGATGTTGAACGCTCGAATTATCGACGGATACAGAGACGAGAAGTCTAAACAAATCACGTGATCGTACAGACCGGCTTCAGGCTCATACACGAACGCACCCTTGAAAGACTCGTCGAGACTATCACGTTGATCTAACACTATACCCTTCTCGGTTGCCATAGAATACAGCTGACATAGGAATCGAATCTGTTGACCACGAGTGAAGATATCGACGATAGGAACGCCGACGACATTAGACATCTCGATCAGAGATACCCATACGTTAACCTTCTCCATTAACTCGATCACTAACACAGAGTCTTGAATACAATAACGGGCTACCTTCATCATATCTTCCACTGCTCCATGATCTCGATAGCGTTGATAGATCTGGAACATATCCTTGGCTTTGACGTCATGCTTTCCCTTACCTAGGAAGTGGTGACACACAGTGTTCAGGTCGTACTTGTCTAGCTTATAGTCTCTCTGAATGATCGGATACATATCGATGCTAATTCTCCCTTCCATCATCAGCATGTTGATATTCTGAACTCCATAGGCTGAAGACTCCCAAGTCTTAGTCTTCATCCATGTCTTGGATCCATAAGCTCGAGACATTGGACGCCATTCTTCTGCTACCTTCTTCAGTCTTGCATCTAGGTAGTCGTAGTCGAACGAGAAGATATTGTAACCTGTCACGATATCTGGATCGACCTCATTAATTAAGTCGGCTAACGCATGACATAGCTCTATCTCACTTGTAACGTTAATAACTTTCACATCATCGAACGAGGGGAGATCTCCTAACATGATGAGGTAGTTGGTCCTGGTTTCTGGTCGTTGATAACGTTGACAGATCACCGATACCATGTATACTACGTTAGAACTTCTATACTTATCGGGGAAGGCGTCATGATTATCAGAGTACACTTCGATATCTATAACCATTATCAGTGGCTGAGTTACGTTGGTACTATCTAACGGTGTTATATCCTTCCAACTACATACATACTCTTCGATGCTGGATTCTTTGTCCATTCCAGAGTCGGAATCAACATGCTGAACTCTAACCTTCATCCATTGACTGTAACCCATCTTCTTGAGAGATAGAAGCTTCTTGACGGTTGGAATATTAGTCTCCCAACACTTAAGGATCATAGGAGGATATTCCGAAACCTGTAACGGATGCTTGAGCAAATTTATGCAGTGTCTCATAGCGTTAGATGTATTAAAGAATACTAACAACATCGGAAACGTCTTCCCTCCTCGATAGTAGTACAGTTTCTCCATTGTTCGAAAGTGGCAAGAAGCGGGAGCGTTCTCCTTCAGTCGTTTCTTGATGACTTCGTACACTTCGTTAGCTAGGTCCTTATTCCATCTTAGTTGTATTCTTTCTACGTAGACAGGTAACTCGATGTACATAAACGGCTTAAAGTCTGGAATGGTGATGAGTATTGGCTTGGATTGCGTATCTAATGACCAGCATCGAATGATGTTATGTTCTCTTTCAGGACAGTCGAATAGTGTCCAATCGTATGGCTGAACTATCAACTCCATTTCCGAAATCATTATGACACTAATTGGTTCGACGACATATATTCCTCTTGTTCGTTAACCAGCGCATATGTTCTAGTTCCCCATCTAATCAAGAGAACAAAAAATAGCTAGTGCATAAATGTCTAACAGAGGTTTCCAAGGATTGCAAGGTCCAGTAGGGCCAGTAGGAAACAACGGACCGACAGGTCCAACAGGACCAACAGGACCAACAGGACCGAGAGGACATATGGGAATACCAGGAATGCAAGGACCAACAGGTCCAATAGGACCAAGAGGATATATGGGAATAGCAGGACCAACAGGACCTGCTGGTACTACCATCAGTCCGATCTATGAAGCTACAGGCGGTTCAGGGTCTGTAACCGGAAGTAGCACAACAAACACTGTTACTTTCGCATCCTCTCACAGTATTAGTAAGGGACTTGTAACATCAACCACAGGCGGTGCTGCCGTTCACCCTACTGGTATATATCAAGTTCAAGCCTTCGGTACTCTCGTATTTACTAGTACTGTTGGTACTTCTCCTGTACAACTACAGTTACTACAGAACCATATTGTTATTCAAAGCGTCACAGCTTCCTTACCTATGACGGCTACAAATAGTGTATACGTTCCTGTGTCTCTCAACTGTCTTGTAAACGTTACAACTACTAATACGTATCTAACTCTGAGAATCTTCGGACCCTCAGGTTCAAGTATTACCAATGCAACCCTGTCCTTGTTCAAGATATCCAATTAACTATCGTGAGTATCTCACGATAGTGTTTCGTATACACATACGATACCTTGCAGGCGTTTATATAGACGATCCCAATACACATTATCTCGTTGGACTCGATATATGAACTTGTCGCGCTCAGTGTACACGACATAGTCGCACCACTGCCTTTCTAGTATTCGCAAGTTCATCTGTATCTGAGCATAGTGAGGTGGTGATACTGGATTGGGTCCCTCTTTTCCTTTACTGCTCAGATGTGAATACACTCTGACGGCGTCGTACATGCGCATAGGACACTTAATCTCTATCATACCATCGTGTCCCACTAATCCATCAGGGGAAGCGCCTAATCTTTGATCCCATTTAGGAATAGCGATACCGACTTGGACTACTTCGTTTCCTGTCTGTTCCTGATACCACTGTCGTGCGATGGGTTCAGTATCTCTTCCATGCTTCATGGCTTCAGTTACTATCACCTTACGATGTAAATTCTTAGGATCTAGTGCGATGTCCATCACTCTAGACGCCGTAATCCTTCCCTGTCGTAGTCTATGCCATTCGTCTGATCCTTGCTCGGCTAAACTCAACCAATAAGTACCACAATCCTTAATCGTACCACTATTCGACATTTATTAGTCCGATTTCATTAACTTCACCAATTCCCTCCAGTCTGTTCGAAATGGAATAACCAACGCGAGAGTAGGATCGATCCAAGCTCCAGGAATATGTTTGACCTTGTCTTGCAGCTTGGTGCGGATTAGATCCCATGTGTCCTTATCGCTAATAGTTTCCTTATACATCCTGTTAGCACCTCTCGATACTCCTGATACTGTCCCAATCGGATTAAGTGACGGAATACCTCCACCTTCCATGATAGTATCAGACATGACTGGAGCCATCCATGGTCCAGTAATGGTCAATTCCGTTAACTGATACAGTTGATCGTTGGACACTAGGAGGTTCGGATCCAGTTTATAGAATGTAACTGTTGTGAGTCCCTGTTCCACTATCTCCACTTGTCCGATGGCTCGTAGCTTATCTAGCGGTACTCTATCGTAGGTTAGTCGCCATCCTTGTCTTAACAAATCACGTGTCAGATTGTAAACATCTAGTCGCTCTTCTTCTTTCTGAGGAATCACGGCGATATCTTCTACCCATCGTACCTTCTTTCCCAGACGATGAACAGCTAACAGTACCATGGGATGAGGATCAAGCACGCGATAATCAATCAACAGGTTAGGATCAACGCGACTATGAAAGTCCTGAATAACCTCACGAGATCGATATAATAGATAACCATTACCAACACGAGGAGTTAAGAACAGATATCCGTTCCTGATCAAGTGAGTGATACTAACTACATGAGCTCCTAATATTCTACTGATTAAGACTGTTAGCATCTCTTTAGCGTTTGGAAGATCGATCGACTCGTTAAACGGAATAACTACCTGCAACACTTGATACTGTAAGGGTGTAATAGCGTCCAGTAGCTCATCGTTATCCGGTATGTCAATATCATACTGTACCACGTCCTGATCTAGTACAGTCTCGTAGACCGAAACAGGATATGTGTCGATGATAGCCTTAAGTTGATCATGATAACCGGTAACACAGATAACCATTTCCAATGTAGACATTACAGAGCAGACTCTGTAATGAGATGAATTTAGAAGTATTAAGATCTATGGGTTCTTTTACCCTTGAATTTCTTACATTTCTTCATTTCGGTACTAGATGAGCTAGATGGACAGCTAGAACTAGAGCTAGATGGACAGCTAGAACTAGAGCTAGATGGACAGCTAGAACTAGAGCTAGATGGACAGCTAGAACTAGAGCTAGATGGACAGCTAGAACTAGAACAACAGTAGCTGCTCTGGAATTTGTAGTGGTAGCTACTCTCTTCACTAGAAGAAGATGGTGGCTGACATGAGCTAGATGAAGAGGATGAACAGCTAGAAGAAGAGCTAGATGGACAACAGCTAGATGAGCTGGAAGAGGATGAACAGCTAGAAGAAGAGCTAGATGGACAACAGCTAGATGAAGAAGATGAGGAACAAGAGGACGAAGAGGAAGAAGATGGACAACAGCTAGATGAAGAAGATGAGGAACAAGAGGAAGAAGAGCTAGATGGACAGCAGCTACTGGATGAGCTGGATGAGCATTCCTTCTTAGCTTTTGACAGACACACTTTCTGTTCACATCCTATACCGATGAACTTACCATTTTCATCATATAACTTAAGAGTTAATGTATGCCATCCCTTCTTGTGGCCACATAAGTCGACGTAGAACAGATCGCAGTTATAGATGGTATGGAGGCAGTGGTCATCTACATACAATCTAGCATGGCGGAAGTTCTCTCTCATGTTCCAGTTACTGATTCTAACTAACACTGCGAACTTCTCATCAACCTTAGAGCCGTGGCAAGGTTCGATGAATTCACAGCGTGGTTTGCATCTCCAATCTAGTACTACATCCTTGACACCGTAGAAGTCACAGTCTACTCTCTTTCTCTCGATCTCGGCGATTCTCATGTCGTACTTGTGTCTATCGTCACCGCATAAGTCTCGTCTCTTAGACACTGAATATTGGAGCTTACTACAGCCGCCGAAGTTATACTTACGAACGCAAGTACCAGTGTTAAGTACGATCCAGCCGTATAGGTCGTTATACACAACCATATCGATGGCGAAGTCTGCGATGGTAGCTATATAGATCAGATATTCATAACCGAAGCAGTCACGAGTGAAGGAGAACTTGTATGGATAGTTGATATTCACGAAGCATCTATGCTTCTTCTCTAAGCACGCAATCTTCTCCTTACGTTCTTCGAAGCACATCTGACAGTCTGTAAGAATGACATAAGCTTCCGATAAGAACTTATGGATATCTTCCGCAGTGATCGGACATGCACTAGAACGCATACCGAAGTTATTGCAACACCTTGTGTCTATGTTAAGTCCCATTTATAGGACGTGGAAAGTTTTTCGGTTCACTACACTACAAGTGCAGTGAACCATCAAGTGTTTATAGATCTGGTATAATATCATAGTCAACATAACGAGTTGTTGTACCAGTTACAGAGTCATAAACTTCGATAAAGTCCAGACCTAGATCGTTAGCGCATATTAAGATGGGTACACCTGCCTGTTGTCTAAGTAGTTCCCTCGATTCCCCGGTACATAAGTATACATCTTTGGTATATGGTGTTGCGCGACGATAAGGAACCAACAGACGGTACTTGACACCTCGATACACGTAATCGATGTCCAAACATGAACCTCTAACTCTTGCTGTATCTTTGTTGAACCAAGCCTGTATATTTAATACAGTTATTAGTGCACGCTTAACGACTCCGAATATGAACATTTAAATGTCACTGATTCAATTACTGGAACAACAAGGATTAACAGCCGTACAAGCTAAACAATTAGCTTCGTTAACTGTTGATGGAATTCCTTTGCTATCGGTTAACGACCGTGATGGTCTGTATAGTATTGTGACAATGATTAAGCAGATGGACTTCGAACAAGCGATGACATATATAGATGAACTACTTCGTTCTAGAAGTTTCGATAGTATCGCACATGCAATCGATTCCATAGTTTACGATTCGGAACTGCTAGCTAAGGTTCGTAGTAAGACTATCGCCGACTTGGAAAACTTCAGAAGAAAGAAGAGCACGGCTAAGGGTTTATACACTTGTCGAGCCTGCGGATCGAAGGAAACGATATCGGTTGAGAAACAACTAAGGTCAGCCGATGAACCTATGACACTCATTATCAGCTGTGTCGTCTGTGGTAAGACATGGAGACAATAAGGGCTGTGGTATATCGTTATTGTCTATAATGGACAAAATGAGATCACGACAGAAGTCTGTCGTGATCAGATATAGAGTAGATACAACCTTCAAACACGTACAACTATCACAGGCTTCCAATCGAGGAGACGGACACTTTGCATCCAAAGATGTAAACGGGCTATTACTATCCAGTAACTCAAGAACAGCCTCGAGATAGTTGTCGACTGTGTAAGTCGAGTTTAGACCTAGAAACATCGACGTTTAGTACATCGATGTTTAACAAAACGTCGAAGTTTCCTATATCTGTTATCCACAATGTAGAAATAAGATCACGACAGAGGTCTATCGTGATCAGAATAGAGTAGCTAATACGCAGATAGCGTACGATTTATCTAACGACATCAAGTATATACTTGATGTCAATGTTTTGGTTAACGCTGATGTTATATGTCTTTGATGGGATATCGAATAGAATAGTGTTGTTAACATATCGGATTTCCGTATAACACATAGACTTGTTGGTATATCTGATATTAGCTGACCTACGATACTTATATGAGATATAGGATCACGTTAGAAGTCTGTCGTGATCAGATATACCAACAAGTCGTAGACAAGAGATCGGGTTTCTGTATAAGTACATAGACTTGTTGGTATATCGTGGATTTGGATAGACTATGATGCTTATATGTCTTTGTTGGAATATATGATATATAGGATTAGGATCATGATAGAGATATCCGAGATATATAGGAATAGGATCAGAGGTCTGTCATGATCGGATATACAGTAGTAGCTTATAAACTATAGAGTCGTTAACTCGACTTATGGAGTCATTAACTATCCCATGTTCAAGGCTGTGATATCGTCTCCTATATCTGAGTTTTGGAATCTCAAGCTCGTTTACATCTTCTTGTTCATCCACAAGAACATGTACATCTTCGGAGGTTCTAACCTTCAACAGGTATTAACTCGACTTATGGAGTCATCAACTATCCCATGATCAAGGCTGTGATATCGTCTCCTATATCTGAGTTTTGGAATCTCAAGCTCGTTTACATCTTCTTGTTCATCCACAAGAACATGTATGTACTCGTGTTCTTCCACGTTTGTAGCTTCGCTGAGAAATAACCGAGAAGTCGAGCATAAAGTGTCACGATCAGTTATAGACTAGTCGTAAACTATAACATATGGGATATCCGTATTAACACATAGACTTGTTGGTATATCAGCGTTTGGATAAACTGCGATGCTTATATTATATATCGATATCTATGATATATAGGATTAGTATCATGACAGAGGTCTATCGTGATAGAATATACAGTAGTAGCTAATACATCTGTGTACTAACAAGAGATCGGGTTTACGAATAAACCATAGACTTGTTGGTATATCAACGTTTTGGCTAAACTACGATGCTTATATTCTTTGTTAGTATCTACGATATATAGGATTAGTATCACGATAGAGGTCTGTCATGATAGAATATATAGTAGTAGCTGATATACAATTAGTCATACAAGCATATCGGGTTTACGAATAAACACATAGACTTGTTAGTATATCGTAGATTTGGATAAAGCCTGGAAGCTTATATTCTTTGTTGGTATCCACGATATATAGGATTAATATCACGATAGAGGTCTATCGTGATAGAATATACAGTAGTGGCTAATACATCAATATACTAACAAGAGTTCGGGTTTACGAATAAACACATGGAATTGTTGGTATATCGTAGATTTGGATAAACCGCGATGCTTATATGTCTATATCGATATCTATGATATATAGGATTAATATCATGATAGAGGTCTATCGTGATAGAATATACAGTAGTGGCTAATACATCGATATACCAACAAGCATACGACATTTACCAATAAACTCATAGACTTGTTGGCATATCGTAGTTTAGCCAAACCGCTGATGCTTATATTCTTTGATAGTATCCACGATATATGGGATTAATATCATGATAGAGGTCTATCGTGATAGAATATACAGCAGTAGCTAATACATCGATATACTAACAATCATATCGAGTTTACGAATAACACATAGACTTGTTGGTATATCAACGTTTTGGCTAAACTACGATGCTTATATCCTATATCGACATCCGAGATATATAGGATTAATATCACGATAGACCTCTGTCGTGATAGAATCTACAGTAGTGTCTAATACATCAACACATACAAGAGATCGAATCCATCTCTATCGATCTCTTGTATGTATTCATTGTGTTAGCTAATTGCGAAGCTTATATGTCTCGTTGTCATCTACATTATGTGATTAGATCACAATCTTTATCGTGTTCTCCTATACGTAGCCGATAGCTGCTTCTATTACACTGATCGTATCGTTGATTCTGGATCACTTATCGAACGATAAGAGAGGATATAGTTTAGATGATGACAAATGGACTACATACCGTTCTCTAACCAAGAGTCTTCAAATGAATGGGATAACGGAGAACTATTCGAGAACCTGAAGATTTACGAGACTAAGAACAACAATGGGAAGACAGAACAGAGTAATAAGCAACAAGTCGAACAGAACTACGAGGTGTATCGCGGTATAATCCATCACTTCTCGTCTCCTTATCATCTGTATCTAAGAGTCGACGATCTGAACAAGCCTACCATTCGGTTTGTCGTCTTCTCAACAGGTAAGACTAAGATTATTATGTCGGGTATGTTCAGCTTTCTAACCGGTAAGTTCTACGTGTTCTATTCCTGTGATTATCAAAGGCTAAAGAGACTAAACCAATACATCCAGTTATTGAAGGAAGACTATATTAATACTCTTATCATAGTTAAGAACAGAGTTGATAAGAGATTGTCTCAATTCATGGGAACTGCGACTAACTTCAACTATCCACAGACTAAGTTATGGTTAACTTTCCAACCCGAATCGCGATATTATGAAACACGAGCTGTAGCGGATAGACTTAAACGATTGGAACCAACCTTCGTCCAACAATTATACGACAGTAATCCGTCACTACGTAAAGCTTCAGAGTTAGAGCGAGAGTTAATGTATTTAAGCCTAATGGGCGATGACAAAGCTGCTAAACGTATGACGAAGCAAATCACTAAACTACGTCGTGAAGCCATAGATGAGTTAGATAACCAAGTAGCTGATGCTGAGTATAGCGCTAACTTCGTCCAACAATTACAGAAAGATAAGACTATCATCGATGTGTCCCAACGCTTCTATCGATGGATAAGCTTTCATCCTATTGAACATGCGCAACCTTGTACAGATGAATCCGAAGTGTATCTTATAGGTGAAGACATGACCTAGTGTACATTCCATACAGTTGTGTGGAATGTGTAAACTCATAACTTGCATAGCTAAATGGACCAACTGATCACCAAGGTTAGAGAAGATCTGATATCGTTAGGATTGATAGACTTCGAATACGAGTTAGTGATGACAGACGGAACCCATGGAATGGTTAGAATCTTCACCACTGGCGACATTCCACCCTTGCTCAAGAGTATGGCTTCTAAACTGTTAACACAACAAGACGCGAACTATAAGATAACCAAGGTTATCGAAGTCGATCTATCTCTTCTGAGAGTATCTCACATCGATGAACAGTTACCCCCTCCACCTCGTCTATTGCTAGATACAACGGAACCTACAAGCGTGACCAAAATTACAGACTTACCTGAGTACAAGGAGTCAGGTGGTCCTGGAATTCCTGGACCTCAAGGTCCACCCGGTCCACCTGGTCCACAAGGTGTTAGGGGTACTAGTGTGTTTTCAGGCTTCGTACCTTATCAGGGTAAGGTAGTTAATGAACTACCTGAGTCTGGTACCGACAATTATCTAGTACCAGGACAGGGTATCTACACATCGACGGATAACAAATGGAAGTTAGCCACGTTAACAGATCTAACTATGTTCTATGATGAAGATAACAGAGACTTCCTAATGGTTAAGGGTGTGAATGTGTTCCCTGCTTTCGCTGGTATTAATCTGATTGAGGGAGATATTCTGATCGATGGAGCTAAGGGTCGTATATATTTATACAGTGGCGGCAAGTGGATATACGATAAGAGAGTGTCGTTGATTGGTCCTAAGGGAGATACTGGACAGAGTGGCTTATCTTATACCACTATTAAGGTGGATAAGGATAGTTCTATACCTGATGGTATCAGAACCGTGTTCGTTGACGCTAGTCGAGGAACTGTGACACTTACACTGCCAAAGGCTAAGTGCGAAAGTCATCAGACGCCTATCGGAGTTATCTGCGATTCTCCGATGATAACGATTGTTAACATTAGTCAAGGTAACCATGATAAGGTGAAGATTAAAGCCAAGTCGCCTGATAAAATCTATAACGAAGCTCCTTCAGTCATTACACGAGGTAAGTCGATGACCTACCAATCCTACGGAGGCGTGTGGTATTTAGTGTGTCAAGGATAGATAGGGCTGCTAGCAGCCCTATCTTTTTAAAACACGTAGCTGTGACGGAATAATAACAGACAAGTGTTGTTGGTTCGTGGACATCTCATGGATATCTTAGCCTTCATCGCTAGAGCAATCTGTGCATCGACACTATTGCGTGGGAAGATGATAGAACAAGAGCCGTCACCGATTTTAACACTGATCTTAGCCTTGCTATAAGGTTGGAACTCTTTGACAAGCATAGACTCGTTAACCCACTTAGGAACGCGAGGACAATAGAGAATGTGTGGATAGAATTTATCGTCTAACTGTTTGGGTTCGAAAGGTATGATGACTAAGGACTGATGCGCTTTTCTTAGCTTGTCTAACTTGATTAATGGAGCTAATGTCTCTCTAACTTCTTTAACGGCGTACTTAGCTCTGATAGCATCCTCTTGCTCTTGTATATCTGCCCAACTTTCGCCGGGTTTTATAGGAGAAGTGATAAACTGTATCAACTCTTTGTCTAGCTGTTCAGCTAACTTTTGAGGATTTTCTCGCGTGGTAATTCTCACCCTTTCGCTACCATCAGGATTAAGACCCATAGCCATGTTAAACACTTCGGAATTGGATAGCCATAAATAGCCGTGTCCTAAACTCTTTCCATCCTTGTTGCACACTTGGTTGAATTGGTATTCGCAGTCGATACGTCTCTTCAACTTCTTGGAAGCGTTGGAAACTTCTCGGATGAAAAATCGGATGATGATGTCTTTATCTGTGTCGTGATTGATGACATAAAACAAGTTCCTGTTCATTTCCACAATATTACACGATCATCACATCAGTTAAATCGACATCGATGTATTATAATGTCGTCACTAACATCGTCTGTTATATCATAGCTCTAACAGATTGGTAATGTATCGGATACAAAATCGATCACGATAGACTTCTATCGTGATCTTGTTCGTCTAACTGTTCATGTTTATCAATCGAGAACTCACCTTCTGATCGTAGAGGAAGTAATGAACTTGTCCATCCAAGAATCGACCCATAGTCACTTGTACCATCCCGGTCAGTTTATTAGATAGATCCTGTATCAGGTTAACCTTCTGTCTAGCTTCGTGAAGATTACTGACCTCAATTCGAACCTTGTAATCTGTGAACATAACCGTTCCTAATAGTTCAGCTATCAAGTGACGATACACTAAACTAGGTTCGATGGGTAACCAGATATACTTGGAACCATGCAATCTATCCAACAGAAACATGTACAAATCGTCGGCAAAGCGATTGTCTTGCCAATTGCTCCTATATAACAGACCTCCAACATCTACCAGTTCTAAGTCCCAATCCTTGGCTATTGCAGATGCATTAAGAATATAGCCACCAGCATACATATCTCTGAGTTGTCGGATTAGGGAAGCTAATAGATCATTGAATACCCCAATGTAGTTATCGTAAGCCAGTGACTTATCTATGGGTTGTTTGATATCTCGAAGATCGCAGCTAATTCCTTCAGGTTCAACGATAGGCTTACCCTTCAAATCGAGATATGGAAGCATGGACTTGATCCACGCTATATTCAATGGTTCGCCATTCCATGAAGTGATAGGACTGTTATCGTATAATAGACATCTTCCCTTCTTGGATGATGTGAAGTAGTCGACTCGTTTCTGCAATTGAGCTATACGTTCCTTACTGAGCTGTTCTGTAGGTACTACCACCACTACCATCCTATCATCCATATCGATACTCTCTATCAGATAATCGTTGAGTATAGTAGGTAGCCATGTGTTGAGACAGAAGATATCATAAGGCTGATAGTTAACATCTGGTTCTTCAGCACATGGTCCAGTTCCCATCAATGTACGAGAGTATGGTGTAACAATTATGAAGCTAGCGTCAAACATTTTCAGCCTTTTGAAATGGCAGAAGAGTTACCCGATATTGAACAGCTCAACATACAAGAGAGTGAGGATAACGAAGTGAATGAAGACAACGAACGCGAAGACTTAGTCAACAAGTTGTTGGAAGAGTATAGCTTCGAAGAGTTAGTCGATCTTCTATCCCAGCTAGAAGAAAACGGTCTATATAATGGAGGTATAGAACCGGTCGACGACCAAGAAGCGGCTGAAGAGTTGGCAAGTACTCTCATGGAGATCAAACAGCAAGATAGAGTGTCAGAGTTGGAACAAGTAGCCCCTGAATTATCGGAGCTATTGTCAGAAGAAATTCCGGAAACGTCACCAGTATCAGAGAGTTTATCGCCGGCAGTCAACACTAGAACGTATGCACCAGCTGTTCCATCGACTCACACTAGAACGTATGCACCAGCTGTTCCATCGACTCACACTAGAACGTATGCACCAGCGGTCCAATCGACTCACACTAGAACGTATGCGCCAGCTGTTCCATCGACTCACACTAGAACGTATGCGCCAGCTGTTCCATCGACTCACACTAGAACGTATACACCAGCGAACCAACCATCTTACACTGGAACATATGCACCAGCTGTCCACTCGCCCTACACTAGAACATATGCGCCAGCTGCTCAGACTTCTTATAAGCCTCAAGCTTCTCCTAGTGCCGCGACTCAACAATCTAATTCAGCCATCAACTACTTAGCTAATCTAGGAATAGATCAAGTAAGGTATCTGCTCCGACAATTATCTGATGCGTACGGTATACCTTATAAGCCTGGTAGAAGTAAGCTTAGTGCAGCCGAAGCTATCGTTAACGCCATTAGTAACATGTCACTAGAGGAAGTAGAAGCTATATCTCCTCAGCTAGCTGAAGCTTATAATATGTTGTAAGCACGAAAAGTTTATCCAACTCTACTAAATGAGCGCAACAGCAGGAACTAGCACAGTACCACCTACAACAAATAATATAACACCACAGAGGACAGCGGTTCTCGTGTCTCAATTGGAGAAGAAGAAGGATGGACTACCTGTATGGGTATGGATCGTCATCGTTATCGTTATTATCATCCTTATTATTGTGGCTATTAATCGCAATAACAAGACCATCGTCGTATAACTTAAAACCTTCGCGAGTTAACTCGCGAAGATTCATTGGAACAATCCAGCCGATATGAATAGTTCAGAAACTTTGGAATACACTCCCTCGGTTTTAATCTTAGTAATGAAGTCGGATAGAGATATGAACACTATATCTATCACCTCGGGATGAGGAAGAACCTCTACACGACGGCGAAAGGTGGCTACAACCTGTTCAGGCTTTACATCCCAGTAGTACAGAAATATTACTGTATTATCATCATGAATGGCTAGGGAATACTGGAGGTCTTTCTTATCAAGAACACCGAACGAATACAGTGACTCTTCCATGAACTCTCTTAACGCTCCATTGATTGCATCGCCGTCTTTGGAATACTTAACTCCGCCGCCAAAGTCTGTTAATTCTTTGAATAAGGCATCTAAGCCTAGCGCCAAGTAGATAGTTTCTTTGTAGATAGTATATACAACGATACCAGCTCTGTAAGGCTGATATTTCACCCAATCTATTGTGTAAGCTAAGCTGTGCTTAGCTGTCTTTGTGGACATCGTTATCGATGTAGTCTTTAATAGCTTGTATCTTACCATCAGTCAAATTAGCCCTCTTAATGCTTGTTCCTGTGATCATAACAGTGGATAGGACTTGTTTATAGCCATTAGGCTTCACACCCAACAGTTGGACGTATATCCTATCGGCTGTAGTTCTGGGAATGCTAAACATATACGATGCGTATCCTTGAGCTGCTAGTTTATTCTGTAACAATGGAAGAAGAGACTTAATAGTAGGGATCTCGTGTTCGAGTTTGTCTCTCTGTTCGTTAGCGTACTGTTGTGTGATGCCTAACTCGTTCAATGTCTTCAGGGCGACTTGGTAGGCTGCATTAGACGCTATAACCTTAGTATTGCCTTGACCGACTCCTAACACCTCAGGTAATTTAATGCCCACCTTTTCCATTTGTTGACGAGCTTCCGGCGTCGACATGACCTTGAAGATAGGTTCTTCCCACGATTCACTAACAGGTCCCCATCTCAACTTCTCAAACACTTGCTTGATCTGCGTCTTGGGCATACCAGCGGAGACGTCTAGACTAATAGGTCTGTTGTTCCAGATATTGACCGCCAAGTTATAGCATAAGATGTAACCCACTCCCACTTGAAAGGCTTGATCACCTATAATCATCAGAGCGCCGAAGATACTCTCGACAATATCCTCGATTAGATGAGTGTTCTTATCTAAGTTTGTCCTTGCGTAATGTCCAACACCCAACTTATTACCGATATCTGCTAGTTCGGTCTTGGATAAATAGAAAGCACTAAGTTCACTAAGTTCCAACTGATCGATATCAGGGAAGCGAACAAGTAGATAACGATTGAACACTAACTTGATAGCTGCATCGCCTATCTTCTCAAGAACCTCATAGTTGAAGCCATAGTTAGGATCATAAGACTTATCGGTGAAGGCTGCTTGCCATATCGCCATACTGGATTGATCGACGAGTTTAACTCGTCGCTCATCGTCAGGTTCAGCTAACGGCAACAGCTTAGTGTAGATGAACAGCTGCAATTCGGTAATCCAACTCATTTAATAATCAAAAATGGACACACAGATCGAACAACTACTTGAACAAGCCGAACAGTATAAGAAGAAGTGGGGTAAGAGTGACGGAGTTCCTTTAATCTTATACGGTGGTATAGGTGTGTTGTCTATGTTGGCTATCTGGGTCAGTATATCGGCTATGAGTAACAAACCCAAGACAACCGAAGAGGTTACCTATATCGATGAGACAGGAATGCCAGTATCACCTAGTGTCGTTGAGAGAACGATGGCGGATGGACTAGGTGATCTTCTAGATATGACAGACGTAACTCATTGACGTATCGGTCTTGTTATACTTTCATCGATTTACAAACGAGTAACATCCCGATGTCTAACATCGGGATGTTGTTCTAGGAGATGTATCTCAACTTACTGAGATCGTAGTCGGGCTCACATCCTAGAGACTTAAGATAGTAGTAAGAAGTGGCGGCGAAGTAGTTAGACGATGTTCTAATACATGACTCGATAGTTTCGAGGTCGGATCCACCTCTAACAAGCTCTAGTCTGAGTCCCAAGGATGGTACAGTGTCTTGAGGTGTCGATACTCTCAGTTCTCCATTGCGATAGCAGTATAGGTTGAGATCCATGATGGTTCGTTTTATTTCGTTGGGTAGACTGGCCAGACGTTGGTCGAAGTCGATGATAGCTTCAGTAACTCTAACATCTACCTGTACCTGATCATCCACTGGTGCACTGGTGATGGGTAGTGGTCCGTTACCATCCCATCCTCTCATGTACATAGCTAAACGATGTAAAGACTTCCACACTTCGACTACCTTATTCTTAATATCTCTATCCCATTGATGATAAGAACGTAGGAACTGTGTATGTTGTTGCGAACACACACCGAGAATCGTCTCGACTCTGTCGATGGTGGCTAACAAGTCCGTCGAATCTGGAGAAGGGAAGCGTTGACAGATGGCTGTCAACTTCCTAATCTCTTCAGGTTTAAACATCTGTCCATGTTCAGACATAGGATTGAGGAAGCTACAGGTGTTGTGGAAGGTATCATGCAATTCTCGGAGAGATATAGCCGAATCGCCATAGTAGACAACACAGCCAAAGGGAAAACTATCGACTTGTTCTGAATACACTGCTGTAGTTGTTGCATGTCCTTGTAGTTGGAAGGTTGGACACTTAGCCGCTTGTTGTAATTTATCATACGAATCCTCTCTCGATACGGCTGTTAATCCTTCTAACGATATTAGACTAGTTAGGGCGTTGTTGTTGTACAATTCGATGGGTAATGAGGGATTGAAGTGGTATTCTAAGCATGGATAGGCTTCTGGATGTTGTCGAGTATCAGGGTGTCGGAATAGTTCAGGTGAGTTCATAACTAGAGAGTAAGCCATTGTCGGACATAAAGACTGTGAGATATCCACGCAATATTCACGAGCTGCTAACACAATAGCTTGGTAAGGATCGGATGCATCGTTACAATCTTGACGGGCTGTAGTTTGGAGTCTTTCCTTATCCAATTCGATATGCTCAACACCAACAATAGATAGAAGCTTGACCAACTCCCTCTGAGGCAACTCGGCAATGCGAGTAGTTAGATATAAATACACGTCTGGAGGTGGATATTTGGTCAAACGATATAGAGTAGCCATCTGTTCCAGACTGGTATCGCTATTAAGTTGGATAGATAGTTCGCGACAGGCTCGATATAATTGTCTAGCGTTGATACTGTAGGGTTCTTGTGGTGTTTGTCTCTGAGCCTTGAACTGGCGAGGTATGGGCTTTTTGGAAGTCAGGAACTTAAACGCCTTCCTAAGAGTCCCCGACGTCCAACTAACTTTAGCATTGACGAAGCGAGCCATGGCTGGATAGTCTCGTGAATCTCCAAATTCCAGAGGTGTAAGTCGTGAGATGGTTCTCAACATCTTAACTCTTAACAGTCCTATATCCATTGTATCAAGTGCTTGACTGATGTCGATAGCGTGAGACTCTAATATCTCTATCAACACAACAGTGGGAGTGTTGGTATCACAGGGACCTGTGATATCGAGTGAGCTGATGAGCATTTAACTACTCGTATATCGTGCATCTTTTGGATCGATTCCAGAACCTGGTCTAGTGATCGGATCCACGTAAGATTCCATCGGCTTCAAGTCTTGGATGCCGATGTCCTTGATCTGTTGTTCGATGTTGTCGACCATTAGTCTGATAGCTAATTCCGGTCTTCTGTTTTCCTCTTCTCGTTGATCTATTCCACGCCTCAGACATTGGAAGGAGCAATAACAACCTATCCACCCTCCTGAAGCTATAGGCATTCTTAGGGCGTACTGTCGACGAGCTATACCCTTATGACAAGTATCGCACACTCCATTGAACCAATCGTAATATTCCATATTTTCCTCATCGTAGTCGAATACCTGACAACTGAACATACGACAACCACCGAAGGCTAGCTGCTGATTGTTGGAGTCGTATAGAGGATTGGCTGGACCTAACAATCGGAATAACTCGCGATCTTGTTGTAGACTATCTAACTGTTCCTTCTCTAATACAGGACGTAACAGCTCCTTCTTCTGCTCATTAGTGGCAGACTTAAGAATAGCTGTTACCGCTTCTATCGATTCCTCGCGATCGGCCAAGGTTAACCCAGAAGCTTCTAGTCCTGCTGTGAGAAGATCCACTTGCTCTTCCAGAGTTAGGTCCATGTCCGGAATGGGTGGTGGAGTTAGTTGGAAGATGATTTCCTCGGGCTTCTCGTCCTGACTAACCCATTGTGGCTTGGGTGCCATAATCGGCTTCAATAGCTTAGATAAGAAGGTTAACACAGCTTGATTGAGATTATCTGGGTTTTCTACTGGTTGTTCTGGATCTAGTACTCCTCCAGCGTTGAGATAAGCCACTTGATACACATCTTGAGATTGAGGACCGAACACTTCCAGGGCTCGTTGACAAGCTATAGTAGTCGTATCGGAATCGTCTAATAGTCTCAACTCATCCATCACCTCCAGAAAGGACACGTTAACTAAAGAAATTGCTACGAATCTTAAAGCCCCGACATCGATAACGGGATATAGCATCAAAGTGGTGAACAGAGATACGTCTTCATAAACTGGCAGATGGTTATTCCACGCTTCTAGGATAGGCAGAACAACATCGGAGTTCTGATGTTTCATAGCTGTGGTTAGCAACATGTTAAGCAGTACCATAGATTCCAGCTGTTCAAGCTGGTATTCGAACGATATATGATACAACTGTTGTTCCAGTCGTTCAACGTCGTTATTAGCTATGGCTTCCATAGCGTTCTTGATTACTTGATAGGCATCCATTTAACAGACAATAGACCTTGTCTATTGTCTCATTTGTGGCTTAATATCCGGTATGGGATATACTGGTGTTTTTCTTCTTATAGGATTAGGTTGGAATCTGTATTGGAAAGATGGTGCATACATTTGTAGGTTGGTAAATGTCTGTTACTAATTACGCTAGAGCTATGAAACTTAACTATACAATCAGTTACTACAGCATCGATGAGTATATTCCGACCTAATCTCACCATGTGAACAATGGAGGTCCTATCCACAATATTATCGTCACACTCAATCATCACGACTATTCTGGATCTCTGTAACATATATGTCCAACACTAAATGCTATGGTTAATCGTTGTATTGGCTCTAATTCTGTTCCTAGTCTGGACAGAAGATAGAAGCCAGAACTGCTTAGACAAACCTTGTCAACATTCAGGGCCTCCTATTCGACAATACGACGATCGTAATATTACCATCGACAAGACCATCTACACTGTCAATCTTCGTCATACCGTAGTAGAATGGCGAAGATCTGTGTTAGCAGCCTTAGCCATCACGCTGTTGTTGTTCTTTATCATGAAGCCTTCTATTCCATCAGCGTCCGATTTCATCATAGTAGCCCTACTTCTGACATTGGGTTATTATTTGACAAGTTCCTGGTTCATCTGGTCGTGGGTCACTCCTATAGATCAAGGGATAGTCAAAGCGTTATCTAGCCTTCGAACTTCACGTAAAGTATAAAGAGCTATCCAGACCCAAAATGGACATCAGAGTACATAACGGTACTGGATTAGACGCCGAGGAAGTGGTTCGCTTCCTTGAACGTTGTAATCAAACCCATAACGGTAACTATGTAGTAGCTTCACAGTTAGGCTCTCTATTATCGCTAGAATCGATAGTGGTAGAAGCCAGACAAAAAGCTAACATAGTCGGAGTCATCTGCTGCTTCCCGATTAGAACCAATGTAGGAACTTACGCCTGCATCACCTTCTTCTGCGTCGATCCTATACATCGTAAGAAAGGACTAGCTTCTCAACTCAAGGCTAGGATGGTTAAAGAGTGTCACGATAGACATATAAGCTTCAGCTATCAGATAACTAACAAGCCCATGTTTGAAACCTCGATAGCTTTGGGTTCGTGGTATCGTCCTCTAAATACTGAGATAGCCAATCGCGCTATGTTCGAGCTTCCTTACGGTAGATATCCTAAGAATAAAGATAACACTATCATGGCTATTCGAGCGTTAGGAACGGATTATAGATATATCCAACTCCTCGATCGCTGTAGTTTCCGATGGTGTCCAACCTATCCACAGTATCTATCATGGTTAACAGCTTGTCCCACTTATGTAGTCAAGGACAGGACTGGGGTGGTGAGAGGTATGTTCAGCCTCTATAATCTTCGAATGGTGGTTAATAGCGTGCTGCTTAACATGGATCACTTAACCTGGTTTGTAGGAGATCCCGAAAAAGTCCTAACGTCAGCCATCGAGATATCCATGGCCGACATGGTCATTGGGCACTTGGTCGGTGGTTTAACTATGGATATGTTGAAGACTAATAAAGCTCATCTATCCAATGGAGCCTTCCTATCATTGTATGGAGTTAAGAAGAATGTAAAAGCTGAAGAAATCAGCCTACCCCTTTTGTAGTCTAGACGTGTGTCTAGACTACTAAGCTATTTTTATAACAGTGATAGTTCCGGCAACTGAAGTAAAAGTATTGCCACTTATAACTAACGTGTTGTCATTAGTGTTATTTACATTGAATATCATGGAACCGGACGCGTTGTATCCATTTCCAGTACTGAAACTAAGTTCATTGTTAGTATTAGGTTGAGTTATACTTAACGGTGAATTCGTTTCTCCGTACTGTACTGAAGAATTGACTAGATAATAGCCGGGCGTACTTATCGTGATAGCACTTCCGAATCCGCTGATATCGTTTGTGGCGACTATTTGTGTCACAACCAATATGGTTTGATTATAATTAGTAGTAAAAGTAAACGCGCCGTAGGATGGTGCGAATATGTATGATGGCAAGACTCCTGCTACTATGTTGCCAGTAGAATCGGTAGCTAGAATATTTGTCGATGTTAATGAAGACAATGTCACAGTACCTCCAACGGATAGATCTCCCGTTATCGCCTCTGTACCATTAACGGTTAGGTTTTTCATTATCGTCTCTGAACAATCGACAGTTAATGAACCCGTAGCACCAGAAGTACCGATAGTCACAGAACCATCAACGGTTAGGTTTCCTGTTATCGTCTCTGAACCATCGACAGTTAATGAACCTGTAGTACCAGAAGTACCGATAGTCACAGAACCATCAACGGTTAGGTTTCCTGTTATCGTCTCTGAACCATCGACAGTTAACGATGGTCCCGTGTTGCTACTGCCATAGATAGTTAATGAACCTATGTTAGTACCAGTAGTACCGATAATCTCTGATGGAGTATATAGATTCCCAGTGCCGTCTACTTGGAATCCACTATCGTAGCTTAGTGTGGCTGATGTACTTAGATTATCGACTGTTCTGACTAAGCCAGTCGAGGGTACCACACCCGAAGCTATGGTATAACCGCTTCCAGTTGCTACGAAATCGATGATGGATACATTGCCAGCTGGAGAAGTGGATGAAGTATCTACTATAGTCACCGTTATACCAGAAGGTGGCTCACCTAGATATTCGAAGCTACAAGAAGTCAAGTAGACACTTACACCATATCGAGCCTGGAATAACTCGAAGGAAGAAGATGGAGCGGTCGTACCTGGAGATACGACAATGGTACAATGAGAGAAGCGCCAGACAGTTGTAGAAGCGGTTGTTATACCAGAGGTAACGACAGGATTATATATCGCTTGAGTACTTCCGTTGACTGTTATAGCGGTTATCGATATATTCATACTAGATCGATTAGCGGAGATATATCCAGATGTGCTGTAGTCGTCAATAGGACCCAGGATGCAGTCGTTAAACTCAATACTACCAGCATAGAAGGATACACTTCCTATATTACATCGCTCGACAACAACATTTCCATTGTTCACTATCAACTTGCCGCTAATGTTAAGATTAGACAGATTAAGAGTACCAGTATTCCAGGTTAGATTGCCAATTACTACATCTGTAGTTCTTGGATCGGTTATACCTATCAAGGTTAGATTAGTAGAAGATATAGTAAGATTTCCATAACTTCCAGGAAGAATTAGAATAGTAGTAGCTCCTGCATTTACAGCACCATCGATAGTAGGGTATGGGTCATTCCAATTGCCGAGTTGTCCACTTCCGTTAGCAGCAACAGAGCTAACTAAAGCGGCTGTATTCTCGAACATTGTCGGAGATATAGCCTTACCGTTCACTGTTAGAGAACTTATACTCACTATTCCAGGAATATCTATAGTATCAGACGATGTACCCAATGTTATCGTTGTACTTCCTAGTACGGGATTGATGGTATTAGTGTTCAATGTTCCTTCAACCGTTAGATCTCCTGTTATCGACTCTGAGCCATTAACGGTTAATGATGATCCTGTATTGCCACTACCGTAGATGGTTAACGATCCTGCGTTAGTGTTAGTAGTACCAATAGTCTCTGAGCCATTAACCGTTAGATCTCCTGTTATCGTCTCTGACGCATTAACCGTTAGATCTCCTGTTATCGTCTCCGAGCCATTAACCGTTAGATCTCCTGTTATCGACTCTGAACCATCAACGGTTAATGCCGTTCCTGTATTGCTACCGTAGATGGTTAACGATCCTGTGTTAGTGTTAGTAGTACCAATAGTCTCTGAGCCATTAACCGTTAGATCTCCTGTTATCGACTCTGACGCATTAACCAATAGATTTCCTGTTATCGTCTCTGAGCCACCAACCGTTAGGTTTCCCGTTATCGACTCTGAGCCATTAACGGTTAATGATGATCCTGTATTGCCACTACCGTAGATGGTTAATGAACCTGTG